CAACTAAGAAAGAGGAAATAAAATGACTGACAACGTAACGCTCACCGGTCTGGTGGCAACGACACCGCGACACATTGTAACTAGTGATGGTCTCGCCATCACGTCATTCCGCCTTGCCTGTTCACAACGTCGATATGACCGCGTACAGCAACGCTGGGTTGACGCCGACACAAACTGGTACACGGTCTCAATGTTCCGCAATCTAGCACTCAACAGCGCACTCTCAATCCAAAAAGGAGACAGAGTAATTGTCGTTGGTCGGTTGCGTATCCGCGACTGGGAAACCTCAGCACGGTCTGGCACGACTGTGGAAGTGGAAGCAGACGCTATCGGGCATGACCTATCGTGGGGAACAACGACCTACACTCGCAACACGTCATCTGAATTGGCAAGGCAAGAAGAATTACAACCTGTCTAACAAGACAAGCCTGACCAGACCGCTGGCGCGTACTCGTCGTGGAGTACACAGGCACGGCAACACCAAAGCCATATCAAACACTCATGAAAGGATAATCATGGCAACACCAATCAAAAGGTACACAGTCTCAATCGACGATACGCTACGCGGAAAATGTTACAAATACCACTCTGACGATTTGTCGTACCTAGAGCGATACGCAAAGCGTCAAGTAGCCACAATGGAGTCTGCTAACGCCGTGGTCAAAGTCACAGCGACAGAGGAAGTAATCTCTGTGTTCGACGAGCGAATCAACGACGATGTAATCGTCTACACGCCAGAGGAAGTGTAATCAATGTTTATTGTTATGGATAGCAGAGAGCCACACTCCGTTTATGGAGTGTTCGACTACGCGCTGAGTGACACTCAGAGTCGCAAAGACGCGCTCAATGACGCGCTTGATTATCATGACCGACTCAATCAAAAGATGAAACCTGCCTACCAGACAATCTGTGTTTACGAATTGTCGCAACCAGAATTGGAGTCATAATGCCACTCACCAAAGAGCAAGTAATCGAACTTCAGTCACGACAGTCAACCTACGGTTGTGGCGCAGACAATTGCCTATCGTGCTATCCAGTCCAGTACGCCTGTGACTGGTGCGACACGACATGGCGCGACCCTATCGCCAATGGCGAGACCTACCAATGTCCAGAGTGTGACTGGGTAAACAACGAACCAAGAGAGGACATCTAATGTCAAAGCACGAATGGCGCGTTATCGCGTACAGCGACCCTGTGGCGATGATGACTTGCGACCTGTGTGGACAGCGCAGAGTCATCCCCACGCTCAACCCTGAACCAGAATGTATCAAAGAAACGGAGACCATCTAATGTCTGAAGCATACGAACCAACATTAATTGACGAAACTACGCGAATCGCGTACTACTACGACAATCACGCGCAAGACCCACGCGAGTGGTGGGATGACCAGACCCTATCTATTCACAGTCTGTACTCATACGTCTATCAAGAATTTTCGTTTGGCGCAGACCCTGATGGAGAAACTCTGGATAACATCTGGGAGAACAATGACCGCTATGGTCGAGAGGAAGCAATCGAGCGACACTTTGCGCGTAAGGGACAGTCGTACTACATCCTGCATGACGAGTATGGCATATCGCTCTGGTACGCAACCGCCAGCACAAACATCAACACAAACCCTGCCCTTGATTGGATAATGTCTCATGTCCAAGAGTGGGAAGCGTACAGCAAAGGAGAAGTGTACCTAGTGTCATTGGAAAAGCGCGTCACCTACCGCAACGACGATGACCCTAACGACGTGCGATACGACTGGGTAAGCCACGAAGCCATTGGCGGTCTCATGTCCAGCACTCACGAAGCATTGGAGTACGAAGCCAGAGATTACTTTGGCTTACACACAGACCTGAAAAAGCCAGCGTACTCTAGCCAAGCATAGGCAAGAGCAAGCAAGACTTACTAAGCAGTATCACTAGCAAGCATAAGCACTATCAAAGCATTATCACGAAAGGATAATCACAATGCTAACTAACGAAACATTAATCGAAGAACGGCTCGCTGACGCGCGTGGTATCGCGTGGGACACCTGTCACAAAATCTATGTACTCATGGATGACGAGCAGGTCTCGCTCATGCGAGGGTATGGTTACGACACCCTGATTACTGTCAATGACAACCAAGCCACACCAGAAATAATGTTTCGCTGGCTTGAGAAGTGGTGGTCAGAGTCATGCTCACTACGGTTCATCGAAGCGGTCAGTACCCACCCTTACAATCCAAATGCGGGATTCGAGTCCCTCATATCTCAATTCGACGAGGAGTATTCACGATGAAAACATACAAGGTCACTTTTTATTACACGCTTGCCAAAGTAGCCTTTGTCACCGCAGAGGATGAACAACAGGCAGTAGACATAGCAGACACACTCTTGATTTCCAATCCAGAGTTTGAAATGACAGACGAATCAGTCGAGGGAGTCTTGTCGTACTCAGTCTACAAAGACTTTGAATACACAGACACAGAGGAAATGGAGTAGACAATGAAAACAATCTACTTTCAACATCTAGACAGTAGTCAACTACTCTCTGTTCACGACCTTTGTTATCTAATCTATCAAGGCTTTGGGCAATGGGGAGTCGAGGAGTTTGCTCACCGGATTCTGTCCAAAGAAAACTTAGGATTAGTCTGGCTTAGTTGTTCCCCATGCGAGAATGTCGAGCCGTTCATTGACAACGCCTGTTTAATCTGTGCCACCGAGTACAGATGTAGTTGCGGATGCGAGGATGACCAATGACAACGACGGTATGTAGCCGGTGCGCCACGCCTGTGGTATTCGACGAAGTATCAGACGGCTATTACGCGGTCTGCCCACAGCACGACGAAGATGTCTACCAATTCGAGACAAGGGAGATTAACTAATGAAACCAGTAGGTAAGTTTCATATTGCATACACAGACGACAATCGTCAAACAGTCTCTCAACTTATTGAGACTTATCAATCAATCGTTGGCAAGAAGAATGTTCATTCAGAGTTTCTTGAGCCATTGGTAAGACCAAATAAACCGACTCATTACATAAGAGTAATCACACTTACTTCGCGCAAATTGAGCGTACCAAATGCAATGCACATCGCCGGTAGCAAGAGTATTCACAATGACTTCATCTCGACTAATTATCGGGAAACTCACAGGGAATCGTTACCAATTCGTTACCGCAGAAAATGGAATTCGCTGGTCAGAACGATTAGCGTAGTAATAGTTGGAATTACCAACCCAAAGAAAGGGAAACACTAATGGAATACAACGCAATGAACGCACAGGTTGAGACCCGTCGCTACCCCACAGAGGATTGGGTACGCGAACTGGTCAGTAGCCTTATCACGCTTCACAAAGACGGCAAGATTGACTTGGCGCAGGGTATGCACCACTCGCTGACAGACATTCGTATGACGTTAAGTGAAATGGCTCGTCAGGGATTCATCGAGCCAATCATGGTCACCAAGACCGTCGAAGTGCGCGTCACCAAAGAGATGACCGTAGCAATTGAGGTTGAGCAATCAATCTTTGACAACGCTGACGAGATTGACCTTGACGAATACACAGACCAAATCGAGGATGAAGCAGACGGAGAATGGCGTTACTGTTCCGAGACCGATTACGAAAACATCACATAGGGAGAACGACAATGATTGATTATGAAGTGCGTTTCGTTTACGAATTAGTAAACATTGTCACTTATGTGGTGGCAGACGACGAGTGGCAAGCACGACGCATGGCAGAGATTCAGGTGTACGACTCCGTAGGCATGGACAGCATTGACGCTCTGGAGACTGTTGTAACGAAGGTCGGTGAATTCGCATGAGCCACACAGAACTCAACCTGTGGATTAGCCGGATTGCCGGTATCCACAAAGACTACGACCTAAAAAGCGCACAGTTGCACCTGCTCTACCGCCTGTACTACACGCTCACACCTGAGCAAAGAGACCGAATCAACTCTGAACTGACAAAGGAAATAACCAATGATTAAACACTATCCAATCTCTCTTGACCTCGGTCTAGGCGTTGCCTACATCGAACCCAATGGAACATTGTTTAATCTGCGTTACACAGACGGTATCAATGAGTGGAGTGAGACCTACCCTGCTTTGTCTGTGGCTCTCATGCGTCTTGCTGTCCTCATAGAGTGTGATGACAACGGTACGCTGATGTTCCAACACAACCATTTGACATTCTCCGACCACGCCACCGAATTCATTTACAGAGAGGTTATCTAATGTCCAGTAGCGGAATCACTTACTTCGTTGTCGCCTACGACCACGAAAACCAAACTTTTGTCGTAGACAACTTTGAGTCTGCGGATAAGTACCCCCACGACACTTGGGACACCGTTGACGAGGAGTGGGTCTACCTTGACAACAATCTTGACTTAGCCGAGGACATCTCTAGCCTTACCCGTCAACTAACCGACATTCTTGAGAAAGGACAATCAGAAAATGGCAACGAGTACAACATCGGGATTGACTAAGGACTATCAATGCCCCGATTGTGGCGCGACTCACATGGTTCGACCAAGTGAGTGCTGTGATACCTGTGTGCTGAAGTTTTACTTCGACAACCCATCCGCATCCACGCTTGACCAGTATGTAACTGGAGTGTGACAACAATGAGTAAGCAAGAAAACTCGTCGGTCTACTCAATGACTGACGAAGAAATCATCGGTGCAGTAGCAATCATCTACACGCACGGAAGTCTGACCGAGCAAGAATACACAACGTGGGTTTCACGTCTGTGCGACCAGTACGGATTCGACGAGAGCAGTCTGCTCAAGAAAGTGAAAGAGAAGGCAAACAATGTCTGAGCAACCATTGATTAGTGGTACTTGTGACTCTTGCGAGGAGTACATGATTCTCAAGTATTTTCCCGAGACCGGCAACTACCTTTGCCCCGATTGCGTGTCTTGACACCCTGCTTACAACCCTGTAAGTTGGAACTAACAACAACCCCATAGAAAGGACAAATCATGGGACTCGATATGTACCTATTCGCCAACAAATATGTGCGAGGTACTGACTACGACTGGAAAACGGATGTGCCGTTGCCCACTCCCGAATTCGATGCGATTCTAAGTGCCACCGGCATGGAACGTAGCGACTTTCAGAACGATTATCCGTCTGTACAACTTTCATTTAAAGTTGGGTATTGGCGTAAGCAGAACGCAATCCACAACTGGTTTGTCAATGCCGTAGGCAAGGGTGAGGACAACTGCCAACCATACTATGTCAGTCGTTCCGACCTAGATGAATTGGTCTCTTTGTGCCAGTCTGCTCTTGCCGACAAGAACCCAGACATTTTGCCCCCTATTAGTGGATTCTTCTTTGGCTCTACCGACATTGATGACACTTACTGGTGGAGTATCCAGTACACGCTGGACATGGTCTCCGCCATTCTCGATAACCCAAAGTTTGCAGACTGCGACTTTGAGTATGTGGCTTCGTGGTAAGGACACCCAATGCTAACTTTTGACAACGAACTGCAAGCCGTGCGTGACGCATCCGGCTTCACCGAAGAACAACTGCTCATTCTTGAGTCTGAGTTTGAGACCGCGTATGACGAATCACAGACCATGCTTAACAACATTGACGCTCTGTGGGAATTCCAAGACGAGTTACGCAGTCTTTCTAAACGCAACAGTTTCCGTGACGCTCTTGTGCGTATGGGGGAACGCAAATTTGTCATCCTACTGAGTGGAATCAATGAAACTCAGGCGCAGGTAGACAAGTGTGTAGCCGAAGAAACAGAACGTTACTTCGAGTCTCTTGACACTTTGGAATCAATCGTTCACGAATGTGTCAAGAACGGAGTGCTTCACAAAAATGCACCGTGGGAACTCTCCAATGGTCGTATGTTCCCCTCTGCTTCACGCATTATGAAGCACCGTAACGACCTGAAAAACATCATCATCGCACGAAAGGAACAAAACAATGGCTGAGAAAAGCGAACACATCATTAGGCAAGAACACTTTGTCGCTGGCTGGGAGAGTGGAGAAGAAGCCGAGCGTAAACGAATTATCGCGTTGCTCTCTGACTTTCACGAGGGACTCCCTAATGAAGAACACACGCTGTGCGTCGCTTGCGACATCACCAAACGTGTCCAAGAGACCACCAATGTCTGAGCCAGTCTATGCGTTCCCTTTGGGGGATACCTACCGAGTCGCAGTCTATATTGACCCTGATGCCGAATGGTATCCCCCATACGAAGAATGGGAGAGTGTGGGTATTCATACGCTGACCATGAGTGAGGACAACACACCTATCTATCACACCCCTGTGGGTGCAGAGTCAGTTAGTGAATGGCTTGTCAATCACTACGCAGATGTAGACATTTACACGGGCGCACACAGCGATGAACTTGAGCAAAGTATGTTTAAATACTTTAAATCTCTTGGTATTCAGGCTTGCCTTTGCGAAATGAATGGGTATCTAAACAGTCAATGGGGAGTTGTACTGTTGTACAACACAGTCAAAGACCCCGTAGATATCGCCCGCAACAAACTAGACAACCACGCCAGCAAACTCACGAACTGGTGGCGTGGGGATGTGTACATGGCTCAAATTCAGAAACGTACTGTGTACCTTGCCGAAACTGGTAAGACCCTGATTCGTTGGGAACGTGCTGAAGATGTACAGCCGAATACAGCAGGTGGACTGTACCTGTCTGGAGATACAACAGTAATCAATGTTCTTCGTAACATTGGATGGATGGATACTGAACACTTTTGGGAGAACAACTGATGGAAATACCAAAGAATGAACTAGGTTACGACCTTAACGTTTATGACCGTGGCGGATACCTTAACAACTACGCAGAGGATTCTACGGAGTGGGTAATCCTTGTCCACCACCTTGAGCGTGGATACGATGGTCAGTTACAGACTGGCGAATGGATTGAGGGTATCGAACTGCCACTCACTCTGGAAGAGTCTGACCAATTGACATTGGGTCTCGACCCCGAGCAGGGGGGCAAGTACGGTAGTGACGAGGACTTCTTTATCGACCCTGCTGGCTTCCTAGAGGTCTACGGCGATGCGGTGCCCGACCGCGTTCTTGCATTCGTAAAACAATTCATTTAGAACGGAACTCCAATGAACAAGATTGACTTTTATCAAACCAAGTCATGGGAACTTGGCGTGTGCTGGTCATGCGCGGTAGACCGCATGGTGGTTTTGGACGAAGACATCAACGAAACGATGTGCGAAGACTGTTTAGACCCAATCAATTAACCTACTGAAAGGATAAATACAATGTCTGATTACGATACTTGGCTATCGACCAACCCCAACGACGCATACGCTGAGAAAGAGATGGCACAGAACCTTGAGTGTGACTGTGGCTGGAATGGCACTCTCGACGTTGAGGTGAGCCTTAGCCGGTACTCCATGAACTTCGTCTGGGACTGTCCCGACTGTGGTGAGAGCCACGAAGAAGAAGGGGATTACTCCGAAGATGACTACATCGACAGCGACCCCACGTCGGAATACTGATGATAATACCCTCTGACCCACGCTCACAGACCGCACCAATGGATGCCATTGAGGACATCGTGGCAGATTTTGACGCTGGGTACTGCAACCCTCTCGAAGCCCTGTCAAGTATCCGTAGCATCGTCATAGAATGGAGAATCTAACTTTGTCCAACACAACCAAAAATAAAACAATGACTAACGAAGAAGCAGTTTCAGTCATGAGTCAGGCAGTACAAACACTCATCAAATGTCACGGTGTGCACGACTTGTCATCTACCACACGACTCACACTTCGCATCCTCAACGACGCCATTGGCGCAGAAGAGTGGGAATCCGATGGGTTTGTAGAGCATTACTCCAGCGCAATCAGAATGGCACAGAGCATTGTTAAAGAATAAGCAACCATTGGTGTTTGGTTGGTGCATGACTAGCACTCACGACAAATGCCCCTACGAACTCGTTTCACAACCCGGAACAATCTGCGAATGTGAATGCCATGCTAAGTAATATCAAAAGGAACTATAAATGCACAATCTGGAAGATGCACTCTGCGCCCAAACTGACCCTGACGCATTCTTTGTGGACTTCGCTTCGACAGCCCTTAACTTTGCATTGAGATTATGCAGACAATGCCCACTAAAAGAAGCGTGTCTTGAAACGGCACTAAAAACACCGTATCCAGAGGACTACGGGGTATGGGGCGGAACAACAAGGCAAGAACGCAGAGGGTTACGCCAAGAAAGGAATAGGCAATACAGATTGCTAGAGGGGACTAACAATGCTTTACACGACAATTAAGGACACACTAACAAATGCAGTTAAACGAGTGGCTAACCGCACACGAGGTCGCAGAGTACGCAAATATCCCCTACCCACACCTCTGGACTTATCAAAAGCGAGGCATCCTTCCAATGCCCGACCACTACATCGGCAACAAGCCCCTGTGGAGTCGCAGTCTTATCGAGTCGTGGCATTTCGAGTGGAATCGCAGAACTAGAAAGGAACGCAATGAACAAGAAACAACAACTAGAACTTGAAGTCTTACAACAAAGATGGAAATTCAATAGCAAGTCTGCAAAAGCAGACCCTGTGCTATACGCATTACAACGCTCTCGCAGAGAATACCTAAAAGTTGTTGGAAATGAAGTTGGTCTACAAAAATGGCAAGCAGGGGTACTAAAGCGATACGACCTAGCAGGATTCAAACTTCGGGAAGAAGAGCGAGCAAGAGCCGTATCAATACTTAAAAGGTTTTTTCGTGAAGTTACAGACGACAACATCATGAAAGTGTTGGTTGAACTAATGGCGGAAGATATTTATGGAATCATTCCCGCACCAGACTTGCCTGAAGAAGAACAAAAACCAATCATTCAAACCAAAACAAATGTAAAGTCAAGAAACAAAACCAAAGTTTCTACTAGCGCAATCATTGCGGGTCTTGTACTGGCTTCATCAACTGCACCAATGTCTCAACCTGCTTTTGCTTACAACTCTGACTGGGAAAGCATAAAGTCAAACTCTCAATTTTTAGTTGTAGAGTCTTCACCCGTGCCGGATGCTACTCGTGGAATGGGCATTTACATTCCAAAGATGGTTTACCCTGTGGGAAGTAGTGCCCCAATATCCTCTGGGTTTGGGTATCGAGATGCCCCTTGCCCAACGTGCTCTACTTATCACGAAGGGATTGACTTCAACCCCGGATATGGAAGCCCCGTATACTCGGCAACCGATGGGGTAATCACATGGATAGGGTATGAAGGCTCACTTGGCTATCACGTCATTATTCAAGACGCTGGCACATGGCATCTTTACTACGGGCACATGATTAACGGTTCAGCACCGGCTGGTCTAACTGTAGGAAGCAAAGTTCAGATGGGTCAGCAGATTGGATTAGTCGGTAACACAGGTCTATCAACTGGGGCGCATTTGCACTTTGGTATCCAAGACGGTGAAACGTTTGTTGACCCGCTTCCTTTGCTTCAAAAGTACGCAAAATAGCGACTACCATGTTTCATCTACAGCAGTTGACTGTTATCAGATAACTAGTTTTCGATGGATTGCCGAATAACCATAGTGGTTTGCTCTTCATTTAGAGGTTGTTCCATCTCTCTCAGAGCAGCAGCCCTATCACCAAAAATGGCACTCAATACTCCACCAGAGGACTGGCGTTCAGCAGTGATTCTGATGAACTCTTTATTCTCTTCTAATTCTTTGACGGACTTAACTAACTTGAATAATCTATCCATTTCTTGGGACACATTGGGGTCAGCATACCCGCCGTTCAATTCCTCTTGGAAGCGCATAAATGCTACTCTTTGCCCCTGCATTTCAATGATTGCAGTAAGAAGAGCCTTTAATTGTTCTTTGGTACGAACCTCTACTGGCAGGTTAAAGGCACAGGTCGTATCAGGCTTGAAAGCAGGGCAATTGGAAGCCACAAAACAGGTGTTGCAGTTGCGCAAAGACACCCCGTTGGACTGCACCACAGGCGCGTCTCTAAGCACCTCGTTACCGGCATCATCTACGTCTACAATAGTCTTCATTGAGTACCCGAAAACAGGTAGCGGAGTGACCTCTGAGGGGTCTCTGGGAATCACTTCTGAGGCTTCATGTTTCCGCATCTCAGACCCACTGTTATTAGAAGACCCTACCCCTAATTCCATCAAACCGCTGTATAGGGTGTCATCACTGTTATCAGATAACAAGTCATCTTTGCCACCTTTTATAGCGCGTAATTCTGGTTTATCTTTATCCATTGACCTCTCCAACTGTAAAAATGACCAGATAGCAACCCGTGTAGATTCCAAAGTGTCATCCGCAACAAACAAATCAAAGTCTAATCCAGCAGACAGCACTTGCGCTCGGTATCTTGGTCGAGCCTGTGCCTTCATCTTTTTTGGATACCGCATGAGCTTCATGCCATCCCAAACGATTGTTTCGCCTCTACGCATGGGGGAAATCCAAGCAAGTGTAGATGCAGTAGCAAATGGAATCTGGCGCAGGTTGTCAGGTTTAGCAGTAGCAAGAGCATGGAAAGCAACACCATGCTTCTGAGTCAAGGAGCGCGTAACCGTAGAAAGGTTAGTCACAGACTCTATAGTCTCGTAAGGAATAGCAACGTTAGCATAATCAGAAGCCCATCGTTGCAAGAGCATCTGCCCGTAGGACTCTCTCCAGACTACCCAGAGCTTGGGGTCGTTCTCGTAGGCAGCTCGGTTCTGCTGAATAGCAGGAAGCCCGAGCACCTGACTGTCGAACTCTACCCAGCCCTCGATGCGGTCGTAGTTGATAGCGATGAAGTCCTCGTAGTCCGCAGCGTAGTCTTCCAACTCCTGACGAGACAGGTTAGCCTTATCAGCTTGGACAGCTCCAGAGTCTACCCACACTTTCATGTCAGGCAAAAAGTGCTCACCAATCAAATACTCTTTGGTTTTGGGAAGCCCACGTTTGCGCAAGCCCCAGTAGTTGAGCATGACGTGTTGAACACCGCTCCTCTCCAAAAGAGTGCGGTTACTTGGAATCTCTACGCCACCAAAGATAATCACTCGAAGTTTAAAGTTTCTGTGCGAGTAAGGCGACGGTCGGTGGTCCGAAGCTCGTTCTGCTTTTCCACAGCCTCTTCAATCTCAGACCATGCACGTACTTTACGAGGAGCATCAGGTCGAAACTCAGGTCGCAGGTAAGAAGGTTGAGCAAACATCACGGATGCAATGCCGAGGTCAAAAGCGTAAGCCCACAGGTGGGGGTCTCCGGTGATGAACAAGTCGATAGCACCACGAGAGCGAGCATAGTTAATCTGTCGCTCTTCCAGACTTTCCCCAGCCAAAGCCACAGAGTTATCAATTACGTTATCGAAGTCAACGATTTTGTTTACGTTGAGCCAACGCTCGGTCTCGGCTCTCGTCATCGTTGACATATAGGTCAACTGATTATAGACAGTCAATGTAGACGCCATGATTATCCCCGTGGGGATGATTTGGTCGTCAGAATTCCGCAGAACGCCGTCTAGTTGCACCAGTATTTGCATAGTGGGAGTCTAGTCTTTGTAATCTTGTTTCTGTTCCTCAAAGTCTTGAACGTGCTGGAGGAACTCGTGAGGAGTGAACAACCCTTTTTCATACGGCTGTTCTCCGTGCCGCAATGAATAGTCGTGAATGTTAGTAATTGCTTCGGCTCCACTAGGGTGGGTGTGCTCAATGTAGGGTCCGCCACCCCAAGTGTGCTCCCAGCCATCGGGGTCTTTGTGGAACACTTCCATTTCCCCGTTCTTATCTTTTCTCAGCATATTCTCGGGGAAGTTGCGTACACGAGACAAAAATCGTGTGTCATTAACTGATTTTTGTTCCTCATCAGAGAGAGGGGGACCAAATAAACTTTCACCAATTGCGTGAATCTGTTCTGCTAGACCCTTAGCGTGTAAATTTTTGCGTTCTTCAGGGGTGTAGTTTCTGCCCATGATTTCATCAAACTGCTTGCTATCTTCGGGGTTCATTATTTAAGCTCTCGTTTCTGTACCGTACGAGCACTAACTACTTTTAAAGTATTTGGGCGTTGAATTTCTGGGTACTCAGACGCTGCATTTGCTAGACCGTTTACATATTCTTTGTCGGTGTAGAATCCTGCGCCGTACTCTGCGCGCATTTCACCCTGACGTTCGCGCTCAATCCTTCTGCCGTTGTGAATTCGAAGTGCGCTGAGGGCGGACTCTTCATTGCCACCGTGCAAATCAACTACGGCGTTGTAGTCTTCTGGACTTTTACTCCTTAAGTAACGGGACATGGCTTTCTCATGCGCATCTTCGCTGTCAAACAACTCTTGGTAATTGCTGCCTGTTACATGAAACAGCGAACCTGTGTACTGGTGATGGGTCAAATACCCGTGAGGGGTTTCTATGGTGTCTGGGTCAGCGGGAGTTGGGTCACCAATGTTTTTGTGCCATGTGTCTGTCCACGGGTTTTTGTACGGGAGAAACTGTGCGCTGATATCCATTATGACCTGCCGTAAAGTGCGGATGTGCGAAGTGCTAGATGAGCGTCGGGTAGACTAGCCCCGTACAGGGACTTCTCTCGCTGTTCCTTGACGGCGTCCACTCGTTGGCGAATCTGGCGCAAAACCTGAACCGTGCCCTCACGTTTTCCTGCTTGCCATCTGTAGTTATTAAAGTCTGAATAACCTTCGCCCGTGTCTGAGAACGCCAGAGCGCGGTTGCCGTGAATCTCGTCGTAGAGTGCTGCACCTTGCTGAGACGCGGCTTCCAAACGAGTCTCTGCGTTACGGCGAAGTGCCTCGTTGTACGCGGTGGCGGACTCGTTAAGCGCAGCTTGGAATCGAGTGACTACCTGCTGTGTCTTTGCTCGGTCGCTGTTGACAACCTCTTCCCAGTCTGGGTTGTAGGACGCACGTTCTGTTGGGTCTGGAATGACAGTCCACTCATCGTATTTAACATCATATGCCGCGTACGGGTGGATGGTGCGAATATCATCTGTTTGTAGTGCGTAGAACGTCAGTTCGTAACCGTTCCAGTTCTCAGTCTGGGGGTGCAATCCCTCGTGAATATCATCGTTAATCTGCTCTGCGATTTCACGGTCTGATAAACCCGTGAATTCTGGGTTGGCTTTGCGGAACTGGATGTAGTCCACACCGAATAAACAGTCAAGGTCTCCGGGCTGTCTGGCGGCTTCCCACTGGTACGAAACCCCTGACCCAGCCAGCCATGCGTGGGACCACAGTTCTGGGTGACGGTACTTATGGCTTAAAAAGCCAACCAACAGTGACTGAATACCCTGTCGTGCCCAGCTTTTGAGGTGGCGACCTTCAAACAAGTTGGGGTCAAGATGGGTTGACGGCTCGCTAAAATACGATGTAGGCGAACCGGTTATATCCATAAGTAAAGTTTAGTGCATATATGCTGACTTTACTCGGTATCGGGTGTAGCCGTTCGTTCCTTAAGGGCGTTAGACACTTTGTCTGCTACCGTTGGTTCGGGAGTAGGCATGAGGGAGTTTACCGCTTGGGTAATTCCTTCTATGAGCAGTGACCGTTCAAGGTCAGCAACACACTTGCGTGAGGAATCAATGATGTCGAAGATTCCAGCTTCTTTCTTTACCTCAACACCTTCGGGAACTTTGGTGTCAATTTTAATCGAGCCGTCTTCGTCAACAGTAATGCTGTACTGATAATTAATTGTCATAGAGACCCTGCTTCATACGGGCGTTGGTAATGGCAACGCTATGGAATGGACAAAAGTTACAAAGGTAGACCTTTGGACCCGGAGCGTTCTCCGGAGACTCCAAGCCTACATCTTTACGCTCCTTTGCCGTCTTAGGCAAAAGGCGTTTCTCGGGGGACTTGTAATCATTGCAACCAATTTGTGGTCTGTTGTGTTTTTCGTAACACGACATGGCATCTTCAGCAAACTGCATTTTGCTGGAGTAGTAATCCTTCTCGGGGGTCATAGCATCAAGACCCTCGGCTCCACCGCCCTTAAGTTGATTGATAATCTCTTTGCGGTACGCTGGGTTGCCCCATGTTTTTACCGGGAGAATAAACAGCTTACCTTTGTGAGGTTCTCCAGACGGAAACACGTGTTTCTCTACAGAGATTTCAAGCAAATAATCATGCTCCGGTTTTCCCTCAAAAGGGGGCAGTTCTTCCATCGTGTTGCATACGAGGCAGTACAACAGCCGGATAACCGGTCCGTCGTGCATTTCGCGTTTACCGAGAAGTGGTACATCAGCCATATTGTGCTCCTAACAGTTTGTAATCCTAGTTCATTGAGCGTACTGGCTCAGGTCAAACTTCTTTGAAACAAATTCTTCTGGGGAACCCGAATGCCACAGGTCAAAAGCGGTTCCACACCTCATGCAAAAAGTAGCGTTTCGAAGGTAGTAATACCCCCAACCGTAACGTCTCCGCAGCTCTTTCTTGGATGCAAAAATTAACATTTGAATTGACCAAGAAGCCGCTAAACCAAACAGCATACCCACCGGAATCCCAAAGATAATGTATGTCATCCAAACACTACCCGATGATTCCCATGTATTCCAGTCTCGAAAAAACGAAGTAAACGCAATCCACCCAATAATGGGAGTTGTAAGTACCCACCAGCCCAAAAAGTTCCAGAAAGTAATGTCTCCGGGTATTCCGGGAGGTGCAAACCTTTGGGCTAATCCCGAAGCAGTTGATGACCAATACATTCCGGGAGTCATGCCCTCTTCGGAATTATAGGTCAGACCAAACGTGTTGGTACTCGATGTTCCCGAGTCTATTAGTATCCCAATGTTCTGGAGACAGTTCTTGCTCTCGCAATAGGGGCACGTATTATTTGCCATGATGATTCCTTTCTAAGGGAATCATACACCTGATTTGCAATATTTGAAACTACCGGTAAGGATTTGCTCCAACATTAATTTGCCCCGGTTGTCTGGTAGCTTCGCTTACTCGCATGGTTTTGCTTCCATCTTTACGGGTGCTTTGAACATACCGTCCAACAACGGGAGAAACTGGAGTGGCAGTAGAACCTGAAAGCGCGTAACCTTGAGAGCCGTAATCTGCGTAGAAAGAACCCGGTTCTTCCTCATGCTTAGGGTCGCCCTCAAGTTGATACCTGTGAGTAATAAATGCCTCTAGGTCCGCTCGGGCACCGACACCAAAACGAGTGTTGTGCGTAATAAACCCTTCGGGGCTGCGTTCGGCAGTAGTTACGTTCTTTTTAGGTATTGATTGGAAATGTTTCTCTAAAACAGCTTTAGCGGTGCGCTGAGCTGTTGCGTGAGCGATTTTAACCAACATTTCTTTGGATGCACGAGGGTACAAACGTTGTGCAGCATCAATGTCTACAGGGATAATGTGTTCAAAGTTGTACGGGGTGTTCCCGTCACCCAATTCGTAGTTGTCTTTACTTTGTTGGTCTACGATTCCTACGTGGTAGTGCTCGTTAATTCTGGCAGGAGCGGCTTTGTTTGCTCGCCGTGTCTCTCGATTGCGGGCAGCGTTTACCTGCATCTCCGGCGTAAGCGGAGTAAACTCCGACAAAAGTTCTTGGCGTTTTTCGAATTGCTTAGGATTGAGGTTACCCAGAGAGGCTGGTGGCTCTTCTGGGTCTGCCTCTTCTTCGCTTTCGAAACGGTAGCCCACGATTACTTACCGGGGTTGACCTTAGCCGAATCCGGGTACTCTGACGTGGCGAAACCGTAGTTGTAGAACGGGTTCAGGCTCTGGCGGTTCTCTAAAGTAGCATCGGGAGCACCGGGAATGACTTCGGTGTTGGGGCGTACCTTACGGTACTTACCGTCTGTCGAGCCTTCGTTGAGGCTGGCGTTCATCGAACGCGAAGTGTTAACTGCCATGATTACTTCCTTAATCTTCGTAACCGAGTGTTTTGCGGTCTGCCTTTTCGTCGTCACTTATGCGGCTGCCTCGGGTTTTGTTTGCACAGTCTGGGCACAAGTCTTTGCTACCAACACCGACCACCATGCCGGTAGCTCCGCAGTTGTCGCACTTGGCGCTGCTGAAAAAGTCTTGGGCATCGTAGTCGTCGGGCAAGTTGCTGTGGCTTCCGTTACGACGGTCGTGGAATGTAGTCATGATTACTTCCTAATACCCAGATTGCTGGCTGGTTGAAATGGGGCGATTGTGGTTAGGGTCTTTGCACTTGTCCGTGACGCGGTTCAACTTTGCGCCACAAGTCTCGCAGATTGCGGTACCGCCAACCATAACGCCATCGCCTTCGTGCTCATTCATCATGTAGCGCAAATCGGTGTTATCGAACTCATCGTCTTCTGAATAGTCGTCTTTTACGTCATCCGCAGTAATGCCAACAATCGGCTCTTTCTCTCCGCGCTCGATTGCACCAGAAACATGGTAACGCAATATCTCTTTAGGAGAGCGTCGGTCTCTAACATTGCGATTGACGAACAATTCGCCGGGGGTTTCACTCATTAGTACGCTCCTTCGTAATCTAGTTCTCGACCACAACCCGGACAATCGTGACTACCGCCTCGGGGGTTGTTCGATGGAAAAGCACCATTCCAACCGCACGATTCGCACTCTGACGGCTGACCGTGAGGTGCGGGACACCAACGAAGCTCAGTGCCACCGTAGTTACTGCGCATGGGGTGTACGTCGGATGTCAACCCGTAGTGTATGACATAGTTTTCTGCGTCTTCATCCTCAAGAAACCCTGCTTCTTTAAGTTCTTGACGCAATGGGAGTCCGGATGATACGGACTTTGGTTCGCTATTAGTCACGGGCATTTCCTGTCTTATGGTTTTGTCCCCACGGCAACGTGCGCCTACCCCGTGACGGGTCAGCACTGACACGGTACTTTGGTTCTGGAGTAGTTTTCTTTTTCTTTGGAGTATAAATGTGTTGGTTAATATCAATACCAGTGATATCTAAATCATGGTTGTTGTAATACGCGTCTGCGCGATTAGGAACAGGGTCATACGCACCCATGATTATTCTCCGTACGGCTTTGAAGCATTGTGGGCGGCTACGCATGCAGGGCAGTCGTCTGTATGAATGGACGGACCCGCTCCCGTTTCAGGGTCAACGTCGGAGTAATCATACGTGTGTTCCAAGGGGCGAGTTCGATTAATGAACCCCATAATCTGCGCCATATCTTGAGGAGAACCAGCGGTGTATGATGGGTTAGTCAACGCCTCGACGTACTTCTGATGAGTACCTGCTGCGCGATTAGGCGGGTTGTTGTTGTCCATTACGCCATTTTTCCTTTAACTCGTTGTGCCATCTTGTTGTTTAAACATTCTGGACACAGACCCTTGCTCATCATAAATTCAACTGGATTCATAATGACTCCGCATTGTGGGCACGGAGCTGACCCTCTATATAGAGTAGCATTTTCCATGATTTGTCGTGCCTGAAGTTCGAGCGGGTATCCGCCACCCTCTGTATCCATTAGTCACCTGCCAAACTGTTTCGAGAAGAACCGGAGTATGAGCCTACTCCTCCTGAATACCACGAAACTCGTGGCTCAGTGTAAACTCGGTCAATGCTCACTACATCGTCAATTTCAGGCTGTGTACGCTCTCCGTAACCGAATCGGTCGGGAAACAATCTAATCTGAGGGAGGTTGGGTCTTACCATTTCTTGAATCTTGTACCCCGGAATTGAAGCAACAACCAACGCCTGTTGCGTCAAACGTTCTTCGTTGGATGCCCACGGTCCCAGATACGACCATGACTTCTCGGAAGAAGTCGGCGCATAACGACTACTCGCCGTTCCACTGGAATCAAACGCTCCTTGCCACGGCTTAGTCTTGTCGTATTGACCGTCAAATCGAGTTGTCATCTAAACTGCACACCTCTGCGCTGTAAATTTTGTCGGTAAGCGTTCGCAATAGTTGCTCCCCACCCTTTTCCCCGACCAGTAAGTGACCCAAGTTCATTCCCCGGAAGTTTCCCCAAACCATGGTTACGAGTGTTCACGTCATAAAGAATTTTCGCTGCTGTGTCGTAGGATGCGGCAGCGGCAACCATGGCTGCGTGTGCTTCTTGGTGGTTACCTTTAGAGTTGTGATAAATCGCTTTAGAGGCGTGGTTTTGACCCACACTCATTAGTTGATGAACTTGATTAAACTCTGACTCTTGCATTGGGGTGTGTTGAACGTCATTGATGTTGGCGTAGTTTGCAGCCAAGGTAGAATTTAGCGTCTCGTGATATTCGGGGAACGCTTTCTCCGCATACCATTCAGGAGTAAGGTAGCCGTCATCCCCTCTGTACCTCGGGTTTTCAGAGGTTTGTTTTGCTCGTGTTTGAGCGTCTTCCTTGTGCTCTTTAAAATCTTCTTGTTCTGGCATAATTAACCTCTGTCCGTAAACCCTGTTTTAAACGCGTCTGCTTTACGGATAGTAGGCATACCTAAATCAACAGGTCCTTGGTTACGAATTCCTCGAACAATATCATTGACTTGTTCTTTTCGGGCTTTTGAACGGGCGTGGATAGTAAACTCAACAATGGGGCGAGTGGGGGTATCTTTTCGACAAAGTGTGCAGTCTGCGCACCCAACCAAACCATGAGTAGATTGGTTGGGACACGCAACAACTTTACGCCCAGCAATTCGTTGTCCGGCAAGTTCTTCTCCTTCTGGAGACTCAATTACTACTTGCCAACCTTTTCCAATAGCTTCTTTTGCTTGAGCGGGGCTTTCTGTTGAAGCGTTTAGCGTCCATCCTTTTACATCAGTGGGAGAAATATGCCGCCAATGATGGGTGTATCCCCATCCTTCCAAATCTTGCCGAATCTCATGCAAGTGGTTTGCTTCTTTTAAGTAATCATCATCAGGACCGGCAATGTCTCCGGAAACAAGGTGTCTTACAGGTGCTTTGTATGCTGTTCCTACACGAATTTTATCAAGTGCTTCTCGCGTAATTTTTAACCCAAAACGTGCTGCAACGTCAAAAATAGCGGGACGACGAGTGCGTTCATTAGCGTAACAAATAGGTACACCGTCTTGGTCGTTATGCGGTCCTTTGTCAAGGAACGGACAATCTGGAGCGCAAGTATCCGCTGTGCGTGAGGTGGCGGCAATGGGGGGTCCGTTCTTTTTTCTAGAACGAAGTTTAATGTTGGCACTTGATGGTACCGCCAGAGTTTTTGGTCCTTCGTTATCTTCAGTTTGTTCGGTTGCCACATTAACTCCAAACAGGCTTGAGGTAGTTCAACATATCGGCACGACGAACGTTGATGGTTCCGGGAGAATCGGAACGCATGTTTGCTTTGCCGTCATTGACAAGGTGTGGAGCTGGGGTGAGGCGGATGTCTTGCGTAAATCGAGGAATCTGGTACGTCACAACACCGTTGTTCATAACGGGGACAGCTTTCATTTGACGTTTCAAACCGTCTTGTGCGCCAAACTCTGGTGCCCAGAAGTAGGATGAAGGCTCAATTCGCTCGCCCTTGTGGACGCCTCGCTGGTACGCCTTTTGACCGACGCGATTCTTAATGGAATCCAGAAGACGGTCATCACGGCGTGAACGTATAGTCCCAAGATAGCCGTCAGGATACTCCGCCGATGGTACACGCCCAGTACCAATGCGAATGCCGTCAAGGTCACTACGAGCAACCGGCGTACCGGAACCGCCTTGGTTGTTGTACCCACTAAATCCACCGCCACCCAGTGACTGCCAGTTTTGGCTGGGTGACATGTTGTTAACGCCACCAGCCATTAAGTGTCTCCATTATTTGGGAAAGGAGTCTTACCTGCGCTAAAGTTCACAAATGAACCGCTAACGTTTGCTGCGCCACGGTTTGCGCCAAACTGTGAGGTATCCCATGCTGTAAAACGGTTTGCACCGTAATTTGCGGCACCCAGCGGAGCAACGTGCATTGCGCCACCGGGCTGACCGGCGCGTTGCAAAGCAAACCCCGCTCCGGGGTCAGCGGGCGGTATTTGAATTGACGAAACAGACTTAAGAGCGGAGTGAATATCCTCTACGCCATAACCAGCCATTGGTTATCGCGCCCTAGTACAGTTCGCTGATGCTCGCGTTAAAGTTGGGAGCAACACGACCCTGAATAGACGGAACGATACGAGCATTTGCCATCGTTTGTCCTGCTGCGGGGTCAAGTGGGACACCCATGTTTGCCGTCACACGGTAGGTTGCACCAATACGCTCGATGTTTTGGCGGTTCTGCTTCGAGCCGGGGTTGGTGGGGTCACCTGCCTGAGTGTTGTGGCGAGGCATCATAGTACCAGCCGTGGGCATAACGGGAGCTGCCATGCCAATTGGAACACGTGCGCTGTTGGCAGCAGCGTGGTCCTGCATAGCTTCGTCCGAGGTCTTGTGGGTGCGGTTCATGGGACTTCCTGCCGACTCGTGGTGATTGGAAGGAACGCCCATTCGACGGCGCATGCCGTGACCGATACTTGCCCAGTTTGCCATGAGAGACTCCTTATACTCTTACTAATAAGAGTACGCTTAAATTAACTTGAGGTCACAGTAAAAACAAGTGCAGAAATTTGACCATCACGTGACTCAATTGTGGCAAAACCAACCTTAAAATTCAGGTCATGTCCTCTTGGGGCTGCGTACCCACGAGCAATCGCCATGGCTTTACACGCTTGGTTTACTGCCCCAGCGCCAACAGCACGCAATTTAACTGTATGGTTCTCATAAATCGCGTAGGCAATTGCGGAGGCAACAGACTGCGGGTTTGAACCAGCGCTTACTTTGAGAAACGGTTCTTTAGATGAAAAAACAGCAACGTCTTCTGACACGAGTGGTAGTCCTTAAATGTGAGGGGTGCCCACCTCGTGATACAGCGTACAGCAGTTATTGAATGGCGTCTCTATATTTAGAATCTAGTATTTGGTCAACAATCGCGCGTTCTGTGGCGTCGATTGAGACCTTACCTGCGAGACGTGCAAGGGCATACGCATCCGCTGCGTTGTCGTCGTTGAACTCAATTTGCCAACGCTTGTAAATCTGCATCAGCATCTCTTGCTTTTTGGATGTGCCTTTTCCTGTTGCGTACTTCTTGAGAGTCATGGGCGGAATCTGAAGTGGGGTTGCCAACAGCTTTTCATTTTCTGAAAACATGACCCACAAAGTCAGTTTTACGGTCGCGGCTAGTTCGCCAAGAACACTGGCGGAAAATGACGCATTGACGGTGCCTTCCATAGCGATGTCTACGATGCGGTGAGCTGACAACATTAAAAACTTCCCACGCATCCATCGGGAAATATCGTACAAACGCTGTACCCCGTTATATGGCGATTTATATACCCACGTTTCGTGGAGGTTGGGGTCGTTTACGGACACCGCTGAGAATGCAAACCCGGTAAGGGATTGGTCGATACCAATGGCGATATCTTTGGCTTTCTGGAGACCAGTGCCGAAGTGTTTCTCTTTCCCTACCATTGTGTACCTAATTTCTTACTAGAAAAAATACGGCTACTGGTGAGCCTAGGATTGTAATGATAACAATTGCCCACCATGCCCACGCCTCGAACTCGTGGTCCGGCTTAGTCCACTTCACCTTTTAGAATCTCAATCAATTCGTCGGGGCTGTAGGCGTAGTGGTCATGCCACTTTCGGCAATCGTGAGGTTTCTCGCAACGAAGATGGTTGAGCAACTTTATGATGCGGTCAAGCTCATGCTGCGTACCTTGGCGGTATGCGCGAGTGTTGTCGTTTTCACTCACTTGTTCTGTCCCATAGAAATTATGATAACAGCGACGATAATTGCCACTATTAATACGGCAGTCATGATTCATCCTCTCCCTTGATGAGCCAGATAGCGAGCTTGATTGCGTTGCCTGTGTGCCTATTGCCAAGCCTGTACCATTCGTCAGCGTCACGTTCTAGAATTGCAATAATACGCTCACGCTCATCAAGCGTCCCCATTCGATACCCATTATCAGTATATTCACCAAGCATCTTATCGAATAATTCGGTTGCCTCCCACGGGTTACTCATTCAGTCTCCCCCTTGATAATCGGCACTTCATTCCCCCAGACGTCCCACCCCTCGAAAGGTCGCCTAGCGAACAACTCTATCTTAGATGCGTTGGGATACATCTTTGAAATAGCAATGTGAACATCATCCGGCTTGCGTGAATGTTCTTGCTTGGGAGACATTATTACTTGCCGGATTGATTCGTCGTTCAATTTCAATACGCGACCTTTGTCGGAAGTAGCACCAATAATAACATACTCAGTAGTTGGCTTGATAAACGACGGTCTTACGCCCTGCGCTCCAATGGGTTCCCCGGTTTGCTTGGTTTTTACCCATACAAAAGCAACCCCCCTGTAGTGTAGCCCCCAATGTGTTAGTAGTTCAATAGCAAAGTCTAAGCGGGGGGATGTTGCCCACATAAAAACAACGCCTGTGTCATTCAAAAAGTCTTTGATAGGAAAGTTGCGCAAATCATCGTCGCTCATTGTTGGGTAAAACTTTGCGGCAGCACCCCACTTGTCTTGTTGCCCATAGTATGACCAAGGCGGGTCACATAAAACCACATCATATTTTTGGCTCATTCGTTCTCTCCCTTGATATCTGCAACAACTGACTCAAGCCACTCTGGTAGATAAGACTCTATGTAGTCTGCAATCTTTGCACAGTCGTCGTCTTTATTGCATGAAGACAATTCTTCGATACGTTTTTCAATATTTACTTTGATGCGCTCACGCTCTTGGCTTGCCCCAATGCCGACGCCTACTTCATAGGCTTTGTCTTCAATTCGGTCTACTTCTTCAGGAGTAAATGAGTCACGCATCAACTTCGCCCTTCAGAAATGGGATGAGGATGTGAAAAGGACTTTCTATCATGTCACAGTCATCGTCGCACTTACACTTAAGTGTTTCCAGTAGAGCAACGATGCGTTTGCGCTCACTTGATTCCCCCAAACATACGGGACACACGTCCTCTGGGGTGGATTCTTCATACGACCAATCATGGACGTCGCAGTGGTACCACCATCTAGCGTCATTATGTTCACTACGCACTTCACGGCGACGTGATAATTCTTTACTCATTTGTTTTTCCTTTAACGCGCTCTATTTCCCATTCCAAGTATTGCTGTGCTTTTAATAGGTCCTGAAGTTCTTCGCCCTTATACGGGGCGCGAAGAATGTACTTCAAAATGTTTCCACGAAGAAACGTTTCAAACTTTGTTATTTGAATTGCCTCAATACCACTGGGGTGAAAATAATGTTTTGGATTTACGGATTCTTTCATCAGAATTCTTTCCTAGTGAACCTATTTTCATTAGAACGACGAGTAATTTCTCGTGAAATAAGTGAGATATCACGCTCATGATTGGTGAATAGCATCTCTAACATCTTGCGGTATGCGTACTTATTCTCGTAATCCTGAGAAAGAGCTTGAATATTTTCATCAATGCTGATTTGTGCTTTAACAGTGGTAACTCGTTCTCCTCGAACCGAGGCTCCCATGCGAGTGACGAGAAGCTTGCTTTCCTCAAAATCCAGCAACTTCTGTGCCTGACGTTCCTCCAGAATTGCCAAGGTTAGTTTGGAGGCAATGTAATCTGCCCATGCTGTTAGCGCCGTAAATTTAGCGGCTAGTTGGTCGCTGGTTAACTCAGTGATGTCGGCGGGCATTGTTACTTGACCAAGTTTGGGTTCTTCAAACTTGAACCCCAACTGATTAAACTTTTGAATAGCGTCCATATTAATTTGCATCCTGTTTCTCCTTATAGGGGGCACACTTTTTGCATGACCCACTTTCATTTACATTACAAGCTAGGGGAGTTCCCGCCTCAACAGCGTCTACGACAGTCCGTGCATTGTCAAAAATCTTTTCAACAAATCGGTAGTCAGCCTTGACCGAAAACTCTTTGTAGGACTGGTCTGCTTTAAGTTCGTAAATAAAAACAATCTCATCAATTGGATTCCCCATGCGCTTCATTAACTCAAGATACATTTGACCTTGTAGAACATGGGACTGGAAAGGTTGAGTAACCTTTGTCCACGCTTTCATGAAGTCTCCGTATGCCTCGTACATTTGAGTAGGAGCTTCAAAACGCAGTGTTCCGGGTCCAATTGACTTAATTTCAATCAGACAATCATTACCAATACCTTTAATCCAACCATCGGTGTGACCCTTGATGCGCAAATCGTCGTCTCGCAACGTAACCTCTTCGTAATGGAGGTTGTTATGACCATAAGATGTACATTTACTGCACACCTCGGGGGAAGTACCCCACGTAGTTTCGTTACAGACTTGACACCGGAACTGACCGTGAAGAACACCCATGTCTTGGAACCAACGTTGCCACTTAGTATGGATGGCATGACCTTCATCAAAGATAGACTGAAGTTTAAGACTGGGAGTTTCGGCAAACTTTTCATACCCACTTAATAAAAACCAAGATTCCCTCAAACACCAATCTTTTTTAATAATCTCTGATGGATGAAGAACTGTAGTGGAACGGTCTCCGGGTGGACGCAAAAGTAAGTAGCGTTCTACATCTCCAATTAGACGACTAGAAGGTTTCTTTGCATTTAAATAAGCTTTTAGTGCAGGGTCTTTAATAGACATTAGACGGTCCTTTCATTTAGCACGTATTCTTCAAGAGTCATTTTGTTTTTGTAAAGTCTCCGCCATTTTCTAACCAAGGCGTTTCGTTCTCTATGACTCATTCCTCCCCAGATTCCGTGCACTTCATCGGAGTCTATCGCATACCACAGACACTCGTTTAGGACTGGGCACGGTGTCTTGCCATTTACCCCAAAACAGTAAACTTTTGCTTGGTCTGCAATTGACTTGTATTTGTCTTTATCACGGGGTGGGAAGAATAGCTCGGTGTCTTCCCCTCTACACCGAGCTTGTTCACGCCATGATTCATCCCGCATTCTTTTCCCACATCTCTAGGAAGTCGGTCTCAAGAAGAATTACGTAGTCTTCGCCGTCAAGGTGGATGCCAAATACGGGAAGGCGACCATCCATGATTGCTTCATTGGTAATCTTTTTTAGCTCTGCCGAACTAATGGTCTTGGTTTTTTTGCCGGTCCACTTGTGTTCAATAAGCAAGTCAGCGTTTCTTACGTCTCCCTTACGAGACCAGAAAGCACCAGAGGCAGCGGTTGTGCTGCCCCCAATTGCCTTGGCAATACGCTTTTCGTGCGCCTGACTCTGCTTTTGTCCCTCGCTACGCAAAGTCCACCTTGCCTTCTTTATAGGCGTCAAGAATTCGAGGAATGAGAAAGTGGAGTATTTCCCGAGAATCGCATACTTCACAGCCACAGTAATCTACACCAGACAAGGTGGTGAAGTCGGGTGCGGGGTCATCAAAGATTAAAGCAGCGCAATTCTCCATGTATTCTGATAGCTCTGCGGAGATGTAGTGCGCCCAAGCGGTGTCTTTAATAACGAACTTACTCTGACTGTTCATTGATTGCTCCTATGATTGAATCTGGCGTAGTCAATACTTTTTCACGAAGTTCTTCCATGAAGTCAACTTCTTCTCGGATAGACGCAATAAGGGCTTCTTGACCCTGCCACTTGCGTTCTCCGTAGTAAATCCAGCCACCCTTACGGTCTACAATCTCCTTGACGATTGCCATTGCTGCGACTTCCTTAGCAAAATCGTAGTCACCAGCTTCGTACATGCCGTGGTCGGAAAAGTAAAAGTCGATGTAGGCTACACGCTGTGGTGGAGCAACTTTGTTTTTAATCGTACGAATTTTGATGCGTTGACCAACTCGGGACTTGTTAACCCCAGAGCCAGCCTCAATCCACTCATCACGACGAATCTCACTACGGGTAAAGAATGCGTAGTTCTTACCTTCTCCACCGGGGGTGGTGCGAGGGTCCCCATGCATCACGCCAATCTTCATGCGGTACTGATTAATTACCAGACCCAGAATTGGTCGCTCGTCCTCGACAAGGCTACGCTTCATTGCAGCCCCTGCCTTGCGAAAGAACTTGTTGGTAATCATGGCACCACGACCCACGGTAAGTTCATCCATGTTCTTGTCCATCTCTGGGGACGGCACAAGGGCGGGGAGTGAGTCAATGACAATAGCGTCAATGGACTTGGATTCAGCAAAGTCAAGAACGGCTTGGTACGCCTCTTCCATCACGTTGGTTTCAACGACAATTACACGGCTAGTATCGACGCCACACATGTCTGCGTACTCAGGAACCCATTGCTCAGCAGCCACCCACACGGTGACATGCTCTGGATTGACCGCCTGATTTGCCGCAATGCACTTGAGGGCAACGGCAGTTTTGCCGTGGCTGGCTTCACCAATAAGTTCGTTCCATTGATTAGCTGGGAACCCACCACCAAGAATGTAGTCAAACGTTGTGGAGCCAGTCGTAATCTTGGAGACCAATCCGGGGCGAATGTCCTCGCCAATGACTACTACGTTCTCACCAAATTTCTTATTGATAGAAGCAATAATCTTTTTGGCTTCTGGGCTAATTGTCATCGGTTATCTTTTGCCCATTCTCTAAAGGCGGTAAACAAGTTAATGGTGTGAAGAAGTACGCCTCTAGAAGGGTTGGATTCGTCACCACCGGGTACGGCAACTCCTTGGGTTTCTACGGCGTACCGCCAGCATTCAGGCGGTGCTGCGAGGTGAATTCCGGAGAACTCATACCAGAACAAGTCCACTTCCATGTCTGGCTCGTAGATACCCGAGGGGACCCAACCGCCTTTGCTGGCTTTGTAGCACGAGACCTCTACAAAAAGATTGCCTGTATTAATCCACTTTTGGTCGCTCTTTAGTTCAATAGTGACTTCGCCATGAAAAATAGCATCAAGTTGTTTTTCGGCAATCTCACCTTGCTTGTACTTGCGGTCAAAGTTAGTAAATGCTTTACTCATTAGTCGCTAATCCTTCCAATTATTCCTTGGGGGTTCCAGTTATTTGTGGGGTCGTTGCCGGTGGAAATCTTTGTTGAACCCTCTACGTGAGCACCCGCCAAAGAACCGTACCGAGAACCAGACTGCTCAAGGGGATATCCACAATCAAAACAACGGGGGGCAGCATTAGAAACCGACATAAAGTTGCCAGACCCACAGTCGGGACACGAAGCAGTTTGATTAACACTTTGCGCTCTCGTAGTTGTTTGAGGTTGAAAATTAGGCATGGGAGCCAATGGCTGTTGGCTAGGTGGTGCGGGGAGAACTCCGTCCGAACGTGGGGGAGCCTGTGGCGTGTTTTGAGCAAGCTTCTTTGCCCACCAGTCAGCGTTATTCATAAATGCTCCAAACTACTCTCTTCATGTTATTGTCTCCGGTAGTCGTAATAGAAACGACACTCCAGTCAGAAAATAAAGTATCTGATGCAGCAATTACGTCATCGTCTGAGGGAGCCTCAATAATGACATAAGTACGTGCTCTCCACCACTTTGCGGGGTGAGCTTGCGCGTACTCAATTGAGTACTCTTGCATTTTGATGTGTTCCTCACGCATTAGTCCTCCAAGATTGCATTTGCCAAGCCAATGAACTCTCGGCAAGCGTATACATCGTCAGGGTCAAGAGAACCGTCTTCCATAAGAGCTGAAGAGTCAAGAAACTTTTTACCAAGTTCCAACAAATCAATGAGCCAAGGAACTGTTCGGTAGAGAACTTTTGCCTCAGAGTACATCACCATAGTTGGGTGGTGCTCTTTCCATTCACGAAGCTTGTCAAGAGCTTTGTCGAGAACCTCATGAGGAAGTTCAACGTTTGAAGATGTCATACCAATGTCCTTTTCTGTTTACAATTTTTATTATTCCTAAGTCAACAAGCTGAGATAATGCACCAACCAAGGTGCTGACGGAAACTTGCGTAAAAACTTTGCGAGTCATTATCCATGCGGAAGCTGGCAGAATATCTTCGTCATCTACATCTGCTTTTTGATACTCTGTGATTCCTTCTGCCATAGTGTGGGCAAAAGCGTACAGCAAGGGAATTAAGTGAGATATTTCAGATACTCGATTTTCGCTTTCTTCGTATTCTTTCTCTAAAACTTCTTCACTAATCTCGGGCATACCTAAATACGCAACTACTTCATTTGCTTCCGGGAGTTGAGAATCGTAAATAAACTCTCTAATTCTTGCGGTTAATTCTGGAAGAGACATTTCTTCGGGACGAAAACGTTTACGACGAAACGTCATTTTGCTTCGCCCCATTTATCAACTACGGTAATTCCAGCCACAAGAGGTATTGTAATCTGCTTTAGTTTGATGCCTTCCATCGACACGCGAATTGCTTCTACGGTCTCGTCTGCTCGGTCTTCAGGGCACATGGTGACTAGTTCGTCGTGCACCGTGAGCACCACATTAATGTCTGGTTCATCGATAAAGCAGGAGTGGGCGCGAACTATAGCCAACTTCATAACATCCGCAGCAGAACCTTGTATAACAGTGTTAAATGCTTGACGCTCTGCTCTGGAAAGGAAACCTTGTTCTTGACTCAAAAGGTCTGGTAAGTATCTCCGACGTCCAAAGATAGTCTCCACATACGGCACTGGTTTTGTTTGTCGAGCAAGACGAACTACCTCGCCCTTGTACTTAGTGACCGAGGAAAATGCAGCCTCAAAATTGGCAAGAAGTTCTCGGGCTTCTTTTACTGAGCACCCAATGCTGGAGGCAATCTTGTCCGGTCCCACTCCGTACGAGATGGCGAGAACTAAAACCTTACCTGCTTTACGGTCAACACCCATAGTGTCACCAATAGCCGTGTAGATGTCCCCGCCCGTTCGGTAGGTCTCTGTCATAACGGGGTCGTTTGAAAACGAAGCAATAATTCGTGGCTCAATCTGAGAGTAGTCTGCTACAACTAACTTGTACCCCGGCTGAGCAACAAAAAGATTGCGAATAAGCTTTCCGTACTCTCCCGATGACGGGATGTTCTGCAAGTTAGGATTAGCGGAAGACAAACGACCAGTCTCGGCACCGTGGGCTTTAAAGTCTGTGTGCACGCGACCTTTAATAAGTAGACTCTTTTTGTCAATAAGTCGTTCTTTACCTTTATTTACACGCTTTACTTCCCCTCCAGCGTAGGGGGTAACATACGTGGTCATAATCTTGTTGAGGTCTTGGTAATCCAGCAGGGCGTCCACCAACTCATCCTGACCCCGGTACATTTCCAATGCCTCTGCGCTAACAGAGTAGTGATGCGGAAGAATTGGGGCGTTTGCTGCCCGTGCCTCTTGACCTTTGGGGGTAAGAGCAATTTTTAGTGCTGGATTTGGACGAATTCTGGGTGCTTTAGCCCCCTCGCGCTTTGCAAATAATAGCTCTTGCTTTACGGGTACGGAGTTGATGCTGAACGTTTCACCAGCCAACCTGTACACACGTTTCTCTGCTTCAAGCTTGTCGTGCGAAAGTTGCTCGTCAAGAACTTTAAGTTGGTCAAGGTCAATGACCGCCCCGGCAAGTTCCATGTCGCAAAGTGCGGGGAGACAATCCATCTCTAGTTTCCAAACTTTACTCAAGTTGTCTTGCAGTTTAGGTGCAAGAGCCTTGTAAAGTTTCCACGTTACATCCGCGTCAATACCTGCGTATTTCGCCACGTCTGCAAAGGAATGCTGTGAGATGTCTTCTCCAACACCTTTCTCAATCTTGACCTTCAGTTCTCTTTCTACGCAATAGAGTAGGCTCAGCTTATGACGGTTACGGTTATCAATGATAAACGAAGCCATCATTGTGTCAAAGTACGGACCGCTAGGGATAGTGGTCTTGTAATATTTAGCCACAGACTTCAGGTCAAACTTCAAGTTGTGACCGACCTTCAATGCGGGTCCAAACATAATGGGCTTGATTGCAGAAAATACCTCTGCTGGAGTCAATTGCTCTGGCGGGTCTGTAAACTGGGGAATCCATAGTTTAGAGTTTTTGGAAAAATGAGTATCACTAAGGGACTTACCTTCTGCGACTCGACGTTTGCCCGAGATAAGAAGCGGTTTGGTCCAAAACTCAAACTCCCCATTCGGATGACCCATGGGGATTACGTCAACTCTGTCATCAATGGCAAAAGATAACCAGCAGACATCATTGATGATGGTATTGACTCGGTTTTCCCCAATAGTTTCGCAGTCATAAGCAAAAGCTTCTACCTTGCTGTACGCCTGTACAAACTCTTCTAGTTGTTCCCTTGTAGTAATAATGTTCATTTTATTGTCCCTTGTTAAAGTTTTCCTTTACTTACCCACCAATTAAGAAGGGGGCTGAGGTGTAGAAAGGATAGAAAGCCACCTCAGCCCCCGTTCTATGAGTGGTTACGCAGCCCCGAAAGACTCCGCAAGCTTGACCAGTTCCTCGTAGGGGGAAACGTAAACTGTGTCAGTTGTGTACGGAGTAGCGGTTGCCATGAACTCAGCAACCTTGTCAGGGTCGATTTTCCACTCTTCGGCTAGGTCACGGGGACGAACACGCTCAAGGGAGAAGCGCGTGGTGGGACCCATTCCCTGCCGAGAGATTGCCCAAAATGACTTGGTCAAAGGACCACGCATCGGGTCTTCATTAGCTGTCTGCAAGTCTCGTCCAAAACTGGCACCGGCAGTCAAAATCTTGACTTCCCACTCTTCGTCTGTAAGAACTACGACGTTGAAGTCATACTTCTGTGCAGGTACGTTGCTGACTGGCTTGTCACACAACGGGCAGGGCTGTCCGGGAAGTGCGCAGACAAAAGAACGCTTTCCTGCGGAACGGTCAATCCAGTGCTGCTTGTAGTTAGCAAACGGCGCGTCCTCAAAAAAGGCGACTACTTGAGTCTGAGGACCGAATTTGAAAGCGGTAGGGTACTTCTTGTCCTTGTTAACAGGCGCGGTTCCCCAACCAGACTGTACGGAAGTTCCGTACTTAGGTGTAGCGGTAGGCGAATCCTCAGCAAGAACTGCTGGGATGTCGTAATCATCGGCATCAATGTTTGGCAATTGCATAATCGGCATACTTTCGGTAATGAGTACTTACGCACTCGGCTTTTGGTTGATGGCTTCTTTCCATCTATTTACAAGTATAGATGTTAGGTCACCCAATTGATTCCATTCGACACGCGCAGAACCAAGAAGTCCTCGCTTGCCAAATTCCTCAATTGCTATTTCAATCAGTTCCCGAGTATACACTCGGTTACCGTTGACTTTGTTACCGTTCAAGGTTTTAGACCGCAAACGATAGGGAGCGATGGGGATGTACCCCTTCTTTTCCCAAAGCCTAATTGTAACTACTTTTTTCTCCAGAGCATCTGCTAATGCGCTAATAGTAAAGACCTCTATAGGAACGCCTTGCATGTGTTTAATGATGGGATTACTGTCCCACCCGTTTGATTCTCCAAGGGCTTTTGCTCGTCGCCGGTCAGCAACAGGGGTGGTATCCCTACGGGGTTTCTTGGAGCCGGGAACTTTATCTAGACCTTCAAAAGCGCGAAGAATGTCTTCTTCACTACGCATTCCGGGCATGCTATCCCTTCTTGGTAGTCAAAGCCCAAATGGTTTTCTTGGGGAACATTTCGTCAATTTCATCCTCAGTCAACTTACCCTCGTAAAGTTGAGACATGAGAGCACCCTCGTCGATTACTCGAACCATTTTGTACACGTCATCACCAATGCCCTTTTCTTCAATAATGCGGTCTGCAACGGTGTCATCAAGGTAGGGAGTAATTCGAGCAGTTTTTTGAAGTGCACTAATACCCTCAATAGACTGAGGAAGGTCGAGGATAATATTGCCTTTGTCGTCTTCGTAACCTTCTTGCTCAATCTTGGCAAACAACAGGTCACGCAGTTCTTTTTGTCGAGTTTCCATGAAGTTCATAGAAGCCTTAAGCTTTGCGTATTCACGCACCTGTGCTTCAAGGCTGTTGGGGTCAACAAACCGTGTTTCCTCTTCGGGGATAATCTGTGCCATGTTATGTCCTTTAAATTCGTGATGATAGGAAATTTATCAAACTTCCAACAGTGAGGTCAACCCCTCCGTCAGAGTTTATACCTTCTCCATCTAACACTGCCCCTGCGACACTCATCTTTTGCTGAAGCATGTCGTACTGACGTTGCTCAATAGAGCCATTGATAAGAAAGTCTTGAATAGTCACTGTTTGCCACGTGGAGCTTGTGCGCTTGATGCGACCGTTACGCTGAACTGAAAGCCCGGAGGACCAAGGCTGGTCGTAATTGATAAGCAAGTTTGCTTGGGGCAAGTCAACTCCGTACCCTCCAGCGTCACTGCTTACAAGTACGCGGATGTCGGTCGAGGTTTGAAAGGAAACCTTGTTGGCTTCTTTTTCTTTGGCGTTCATTTTCCCGGTATAGGGGAGGGCTTTAAAATTCTTTGCACCTAGACGATTGACGATGTGGTCAACTGAGCCAAGATAACTTGAGAACACAACGGCTTTGTACGACTCATCAATGTCTAGGTGCTCACTCAAGTATGAAACAACAGCGTCAAGCTTTGGGGTTTTATCAACACCTTCTAATAAACCTTCCTCTCCGAGGGAATGCACAAAAGCACTTCCTTTTCCCTGTTGAGCCGAAAAATTTTCGTAACTCTCTTTGAGCAGGTCAGGATGTGAACACAGCATGCGAAGCGCAGTGATGCGAGACATAATCTTACCCCGCATCTCAGTCGCAGGGTCATTGGGTCCCTGCGACTGACCGTAGTGCGAAGCAATGCTGAACGATGCTCCAAACAATTGGCTGGCATCTAAGAGCAGGGAGTGCAAATCGGTAGCAATGTAGTTGTACAGTGCTTTAGTTTTTGTATCAAAGTTAACTAGTAAAGGCTCACGGTAAACTGCGTCTGGCAGAAACGGTGCTACATCCTCGTCTTTTTGTGACTTTCGGGCAGTATGGTCTGCCAGCGTGGAGTAGAGAGTGGGCAAATTGCGGTAGCGCAAAACTCCACCAAAGTAATTGCGAACAATGAAAGTTTTGTCGAATAGGTCAAAACGACCGAGTACCTCACGATTTACAAACTCCATGATGGAGTAAATTTCTTCTGGTCGTCCATTTTCGATGGGGGTACCAGTAAGCGCATATCTAATGGGAATTGATTTAGAAAGTTCTTTTACTTTTTTTGCTCTTTTTGCTCGGAATCCTTTGATTGCTGTGGCTTCGTCGCAAATGATTGCAGAAAAACTTTTAGTGCGAATAATGTCCCAGTCATTTACCACCTGCTCGTAATTCATAATGATGTAGTTGTAATCCAAATATGTCTCGTAAGACATATTTCTTTGCTTGGGAGTACCATCAATTACAAGTGCAGTTTGGTCGCTGAACTTGTTAATTTCTTTTTGCCACTGGTACTTCAAACTAGCAAGACAAAGCACAAGAACCGGGGAGGTGACCTCACCGGCTTCTCGTAATGTTTCGATTGCTGCGATGGTGCTCGGTGTTTTACCGAGACCCATCTCATACGCCATGAGGAGTTTCTTTTTATCCACCATAGCGTCCACAGCTTCTACCTGATAAGGAAGAAGAGAACCCTTAAACATACGCGCGTTCTCCTAGGAGGCTTGAGGTAGAGTTCTGTATACCCCATGCTATCTCATTGTCGGTCATATCTCCGGGGTCTTTCTTGCCCGTGTCACCGTAGTTAAAGAATGACAAGTTGATTCCGTATACGATTGCTTGTTGCCTCAACTCACTAGAAACCTTCTTTCCAGCAGAGTCTATTTTGGGGTTGTCAAAAGCAGCAATTACACGGTCAGCATAGCGAATGATGCGAAGTTGGGTCTCGCTGATAGACGACCCACAGATTGCTACTGCTCCGGGGAATCCTGCGGTGTGTAATCGTGCGCAGTCTAGTGGAGACTCCACAAGGTAAACAACACTGTCTTGCATTTGCCCAAAACCAAATAGAGTCTTGGACCGAGGAAGCCCTGCTGGTCTATTCATAAAGGTCCGTTCTACGGTCCCCTTTTCCTGCCAACCTAATAGCTTTTTAGTGTAAGGGTCATAGAAGGGTAAAACCCACGCTTTCCTGCGCTCATCCCACAGGATGTTGTATGCCTCAACCGACTCGCGGGAAAGGTTACGTTCTTGAAGTTTGTCATCAGGAGGGGAAACAAAAACCGCAAGATGTGCCTCTGATACTTCAAGTGGTTTGGGAGTCTCCTCAATTCGCCGTGGAATAGCAGCCAGCATTTCCGCAAGTCTTTCAGGGGAAATATCTCCAAGTTCTGCTAGCCAACGTTTTGCGGCTTGGTAATCATAACTGTAAGTGTCTCCCCAGTTCTTTACGTAAAACTCTTCGATATCACAGATTAACTGGAGAACATTCCCCTTGTATTGACAGGAGAAACAGATGTGCTGTCCGGTATCAAGGTTTATCCACCATGACGGTGAGTGGTCATCCTTGCCCGTACGAGCCTTGTGCATGGGGCAAAGACCTAGGGCTTCATTGCCTTTTTCTTCAAAATCAATGCCCAGACGAATGAGGACTTCTTCAATGTCAATGTCAATCATTGCTGAATCCAAGGTGTGCAGTATTTGCATTCAAACTTCTTGCTTTCATCATGGAAGCATCCTATATCCCACCGCCATGTAATGGAAGTTTCCTCTGGAGGAGCGTTTCGAGATTGCACAACTTTCAGAAGTCGAACCTCTTCATCGCCGTCTACTGGCTCAAGACCAAGAATGACATCGGAGTCTTGGAAGAAGGAAGACGAATAACCAATTGAGTCTGCGGTAACTTTGCCGTTGCGCATTTTCCACAGCAAGGTCTGAGTTGTAATAACGACTGGGATGTCCATGCTCTGTGCTACTCGCTTGAGACCACGGGTAATGTTGGTCAATGCTTGAGGAGTGTTGGAGTCACCCGTTACTTGGTCCAGCATGAGGTACACACCGTCAATAAACATAATGTCTGGCTTTAGTTGCTCAGCCTTAGCCACGAGTGCGTCAATCGTCAAACCGTTAACGGCATCAACCAAATGAAATGGAGGTGCGTCTGCCATTTGGATAAGCATGTTTCGATACCGATTCTCTTCGCTCTCCGACAACTTACCGAGACGCAAGTCCTTGTGTGAGAGATGTGCCCGCATAGCGTCGTGACGTTGGGTCTGCTCTGCGTTGTTCATCTCAAAACTTTGAAACATTGGTACTTTACCAATGGCGTGAGTGTTGATAGCCATCTGCAAAGCAATTTGCGATTTACCAGTTTTGGGAGGAGCAATAACGGTAATTAACTGTCCACCTTGAAGCCCTGCGGTAGCTTCGTCAATAGCAGCAAAACCAGTAGGAATGCCAAGAAACTCGTTGTTCTGCATTTCCTCATAGTGAAGAAAACGAGACTCAGGGTCTTTGGTTAAGTCAACGTGTTGGGTTCCAACGATGCCTTGCTCATTAACAACAGAGATAGTGCGCGACATCTCAGAAAGAGCGGACTCAAAGTTATTTTGTTGCATCTCGGCAACAGCCTGAGCGACACCTTGATTAACCAAAGTACGACGGCGGAAAGCGACCATCTGGTCAATGAGATAGTCAATCGTGTCCTCAACATTGAGTGCTGTGAAGTTGGGGAAGTTATCCTTTACCGCTGTATAGGTCGGTACTTCACGGTATTTGGCGTAATGCTCTCGGACAAACTTCCATATACGACGAAGGTCGGGGTCAACAATCCAGTCATCCCGAATCCCCACTTCAATTACCGGAATGATGTTCCGGTCTGTGATTACTTTACTGATTAACCTGTATTCGTTATCGTGTGCCATATTTGTTCCCTTGTTTTAAACCTATAAATTTTGTAGTTCAATACCCCATGAACCATAGCGTGCAACACGCTCCACTATGTCTACCACACCTTTGAGGTTAGTCCTATAAGGCAACTCGCCAATAAAGTCATCAATGGTCGGGTAAAGTTCTGCATAATTAAATGGGTTTCCGCCCCTGCTGTCTAACCTCGCCATTAAGTTGTCTAAGTGTTTTTGGGTCCATAACTCAGACTCAAATGCCGCGAGTTCTACCGATAATCCAAATTGATAGGACTTGTTCCACAGCAAGGACAGGGCGGGGTTATTAAGACCCACGACGTTTCTTGAGACCTTATTTGCACCAATTAGTTTCTTTTCTTCTTGAACATCAGAGGATACTACCGCGTCAATGTTAACTATTATTCTTGGCGGAGTTTCGTTGGAGATATCCCCGCGTAACATTAAATAACCTCTATGCGAGCATTGTGAATTAGTAAATTACGAAAAGAATCCGCGCTCTCTGAAGCCCGCTGAATATCTTCATCGCTAATGTGCTCAGGAATGGTAATGCTGTAAGAACCATTTTTAGACGTAATTTGGTCTCGTACGTACCGCACATGCGCACAGCGTTTACCACTTTTATACACGTGGCAATCACACTTTAGTTGTTTGTAGTTATCGGGGTTGGCTTGAACTTCGTGTACCCCATCATCAGACAAAAAAAACTGAAGGGAACGCCATTCTGCCATGGGCTTAGCCTCTCTCATCAGTTTTTACGCAAGTCCTTTCCATCTAGTCTAACGCGTCGAAAGGCTTCATGTGCGAAAGACTCCATTGCTTCTGAGTAAACTTCCTTCCACGTCTCGCGCGAAACGTTGGTAGTCAGGATTGTTGGAAGACCCTTGTCGTAACGAGTCCGAAGAATGTCATCAAAAGTGAACTTGTCGTACTCAGAGCCGTACTCTTTTCCAAGGTCATCTAAAACTAGTAAACGAACATTGAGCGTGTCTTCTTTGGCTCTACCGTGGAACCCGTCCATCTCTTCTTGCAAACGTTTACGGTCGTCCATGTCAGCGTCAAACAGTGCCTTCTTGCGGTAAAGCAAGTCAGTAAATGTCAGGTAGTAAACAGGTCGCATATTTCGACCATACGCCGAACGAGGAATGTGGAGAATCTTGGATGCTTGGTCTGTGTCTTCGGGAAGGTTCTTTACAAACTCAATCAAAGATGCTACGGCGTGTGTGGTTTTACCTCGTCCCGGAGGTCCCTCAAGCAAAACGCCAACTCCAGTAGTGCCGAGACCACCGACGTTAAGAATTACTTTGCCCTCCATGAGGTCATGGAACCAGTCCTCAAGTTCAATTGGGAGTTTCCCCTGACTTTCCCGAATGTTGTCAAAATCCCAGCGCAGGTAGCGCGTAGGAATGTTCGACATTTTTGTCAACCAGTGCTCCTTGTTGAGACCGATTGTTCGCATGTCAAGCATTCTTGGAAATCCTTTCCTCGTAGTTCTTCAGTGCAGAACGCCCAGCAATGTTATTCTCGAACGTCCTGCCGTCCGAAGCATACAACACGTCTGTGACCTCTTGGGTAGGCGTGTCTTTCTCGTACTCAATGCCAAGTCGGTCAAAAGCACTTTGCATGTGGGTCTTGAACATGTGCAAATACCACGTGTGAACCTGTGAGGCTTTCTTGTCGGCATCTCGGAAGTTTCGCTCGTCTTCAAAAAACATCCGCATGATTTCCATCTCGATTTGCGGAGTGATTCCGTACTGCTTCCGCCACCGGGATAGCGCACCACGAATGTCTTTGGTGTTCACTAACGCGGGGGTCATGGGGTAGTGCATTGAAAGCCGGTAAGAGAACTCCGCAGCAACATCGCCGGGGGTCCACTCGTCTTCTGGACGCTTCCAACGCGTACGGACATCCCGTTTGTCAATCTTGGCTTGGGGTTGTTTCCGGAGAGCCTCATCTTCAAAAAGACCTACTCCGCCAATCTCGTCATCTCCCGCAGTGTCTTCACCACGAGGTCTCCACTTCTCCACAATGACCTCCTTTGTGGGGACGGACGCGTCCCCAATTAAATACGAAGTATTTAATTTGGTAGTTTTACTACTATTACTATTACTACTAGCTGTTGACCACACAGAATTGTGTGATGGTATACCTGCGATTTCCACCAAAATGGGTGATGGTTGAGGGGTAAAATCCTCGGAAATGTGTGATGGTAAAACCCCTGTTTCCACAGAATTGTGTGATGGTGAAACGAGGTGGTAAATGTTCCGAGACCACTTTCCAAGATTGCGTTTTGTTCTCTGGGTCTCCAATAACCCGGCGTTCTCCAGACCCCTGAATGAGCGTCGCAAAGTTTCAGCACTGTACCCAGTTAGGATGGTTAACTCATCTTTAGACACGTCAACCAGCCCCTCAGGGCTTGCCAGATGATACATCGCAATGATGGTTTTGAACTCCGAGGATGTTAGCTTGGAGTCAAATATTTCTGGTGGTAAATTCATAGTTCCCTCTGTTCGTAGGGAATCGAATATACCACCTTATCGACGCGTAGTGAGTTGTTGAATCGTCATTGGGCGCGTCATGTAGTACATGATGAGCAAGTTAAAGAAAGCAGAAGCAAGACCCGCAACAAGGATATCCCAACCCTGAGCACCAAGAAGCCAAGAGAAAAGTGCTCCAAATGGGGCTAAGACGATTTGCTTAGTCAGTCTTTCATCAAGAATGGTGAACCGTTCTATGAAAAAAGAAATGAGTTCGGCACAGAATCCAGATGCCATGCCCGCAATGATTACAACGATTAATAGTTCCATACGGTTATTCTATGGCGCAAATCCCTGCACAACACCCAAATTCCCAGTAACAATTCCAGAATCCGTAATTACTCGGTACGGCGTTCCAGATACAAGATACGATGGCATATCTGTTGCAAGCCGAGATACTACTGTGCTCTTGTTTGGGAAAACATACGTTGCCGAAGCGTTGGGAGAACCACTCCACTCTCCACCATTAATTGACATAGAGCCATCAAAGTAATCTGTAGGAGAATATGCCCGCTCTAATTGAGCAGCATCAAAAAGTATCACTCCAGAGTCAACACCCAAAAGAGTTAACGTCAAAGTAGGTGCAACATATGCTGATTCAATATATGTCTGAACGGAATAGCGTTTCCAAGTATTAGTGATAGCAATAGACTTGCTTACACTTTTTGAAAGAGAACCAGAAGTAACAGCAAATGTAATTGTGGCGTTAAGTGTTCCTGAAGTTGATTTTTTTGCATAAAAAGAATATGTGTAATAGTCACCGTACTTAGGCACGACGCGTTCGTCGGTAACTACAGAAGGAATGGCAAGTTCCCCGGAACCACTAGTGACGACTGTTTCAATCTTTTGTGTAGTAGAGATAGTGGCAGAAAGACTTTTTGTTCCCGCAACTATATCTGAAGGACTGTCCGTAACTGTAGAAGAACCCGAGTCTGTTATGGTCCAATTGGATTTATTTGACTCAAATGACGGATTAACTATGTAGTTAATCTTTACAGGAGATAAGTGGACATTAGCTACGCGAGCTTCTTCAAACACAGTTGCATTATCAACGGCAAACTGCATCATATCCAAGTAGTACGTTTGGCTAGACGAGTTGAACTTTAATTCAGTACTAGCATAAACAGCTCCGGTTGGCGCTGTTGCAGTAAGTGTTCTCTTCACCCAACTTGAAGAGGTTGACCACGCTGTGGTAGTTGACGAACTAATAAAACTTCCAGAAACGGAATACCACCTAATAGTTGGGGTAACGGTCCCAGAATTTGAGTTTTGAACATACGCCGAAAAAGTGTAGGAAGTTCCTGCCTTTACTGGTATTCCCTGAGTAATAGGAGACAAATTTCCATTTGTAATTTGGGCATTAGCAGCAGACGTAACTACTTTTCCAGAGTATATAAAATCAATTGCTTTATCTAAATCAGGTGTAAAATCTGTTTTTACAGGAGGTGTGTTGACTTTTTCAACAGTAAGTGTGCAACCGCCAACAGTCTTCCAGTTACCAATTCCTTTATAGAATGAGCTGTCTTGAGCAGACAACATTAAATTAGAGAATGATTGAACAACTGTGTTAAATCCAGTCATAGATTCTGCAAGAGTTTCTAGAGCAAGAGCGGTTCCCTTGCGAGAGGTTATGTACCTAGCCTCACGAACAAGTTTCTGTTGAATTTTTTGCGAACGTTGATTGTCTGCTGTAATCCCCAACTCAAATGATTTTGCACGAAGCAAATCAGCCGAGTAATTGGTGGCGTCTCGCGTGGGCAAGAGCAAATCCGCAAAAGTAAATATCTCATCAAGAGTGTAAGTAAATCCCTTGAGGAATCTAGACAAATCGGAGGTTTCATCCACGATATCCAACGGAGATTCATTTGCCGTAGTGTATACCCTTGGAAGAAGTTCTAAGAATTTTTGATGAGTAGTCTGGGTTCGCGTTGTGGCATTGTTAACTAAGTTTGTTCGTAAAACTTCTACCTCTGCTGCTGACAATCCTGCCGGGGAAACGGAGTCGTCAGTATTGCTAAGTAGTGTGTCGTGAGACCTTGCAAGTACCGTGCTGGTATCTGCAATCTTGTCCCAAAAAGTATTCCCATCCGTTGTTTTTAGAATCCAAATAGAGTAGTAAACATACCTACCCGGTTTAAGAGCAGGGAACAAAATCCCATCAGCATCTTTAAGAGTCCCATCGACTCCATACGCATAACCAGAGTTTGTAAATGGGCTTACTACGTCATATATAACGATTCCGTCTTCTTGTGTTTCAGACGGGTAATCTTGATTACGAACTAAGCGAAGTCGGCTATACGTATAATTTGCAATCGAACCGGGCATCACCCATTCAACCGCTATTTTGTCATAGTCGATTGGAGTTGCTGTAAATGGGGTTGCCGAGTAAAGCGCAGCGGCTGTTGCGCCATAATAGACTACGTCTCCGTAATTAAAGGTATTATACCGAGCCATAAGAGGCTACTCCGTTACGCTGTTCCGCCGTCAATAGTTGGTGTGTAGAAAGTTCCGTCTGGCTTAAAGTAACTAATTACGCTTCCGGCAGAGGTTTGAACCTCCATAAGATTTGCGCTTTGAGTGCCAGAGAAAGCTTTGATTACAAGACCCTTGATATTGTCAGCAGAAGTTGTAATGGTGCTTCCACCGTTATTCTTTACCAAATATGTCTGAGAGTAGTAAGCCCCATTTTCGACGTTATCCAAGCGCGATTTGACGTCTGAAAAAGTAAGGCTAGAAACAACCATCGGAGTAGAGGACCACGAGCCAGAACGGTCAGAAGCATTTGCGCCAAGTTCTGTTTGAGTTGCCGTAATTTCTTGGTAACTAACGTTTACGTGTGAAGCTTGAACCGTGTCTATACCGTTTTGTACAAAAGTAAAGTTGGCAAGATTATCGGGGTATTGAGCCATACCGACCTCCTAAAGTCTTAGTTCTATTTTGACGGATTATCCTCAGACATATAGGGCAAAGGGAACTTGGCTTCCAGACGGTCTTTATACTCCGCAGAGATACTGGCTACCAGTTCTTGAATACGTTCGTTCTTTTGGCGTTGAGCCGTGTGACCACCGATGTGCTGTTTGTAGATAACCTTGGGGATGTGCGCAAACTTTGTGACCAACGATGTGCGAACCACAAGTTCGTAGTCATCAGCAATGTCTAGCTTAGGGTTGTGACCACCAAGTTCGCGATAAACAGACGCCCGCCAAGCACGGACGTGATTAGGAGCCGAGACGATATGCCCCAGAGTGGTAGCGTTAATTTCTGAAACCCGAGAACCCCAGAAGCCAAGCTCCTCATCCCAGTAGTGTTCTCCGTATCCAAACGCCCAACCGTCAGGATACTTTCCAGACTGACCATCGGGAAGAATCTCTACCCAATCCGAAAATACAAAACCAACTGACTTGTCCTCAAACGCCTTGGCAATCAGTTCAAGTGCATCTGGGGTTAACTCGTCATCGTGGTCAAGCTCCACCAAAATGTCACCTTCGGCAACCATAAACCCACGACGCTTCACCTCTCCAATAGAACCGGAATGAGTGTGGGTACGATGAGTGACGAGTCGGAATCTCTCGTCAGAGGCAAAGCCATAAAGCTGTGCCCACGTCTCGGGTTTAGTGGAGTCGTCCCAAACAACCCACTCCCAATCAGTATATTTCTGTGCTTTGAGAGATGCCCATGTACGGGCAAGTACATCTGGAGGAGTATTATATGCCGGTGTAATTATTGAAATCATGCACTAAGTCTACAGACCTATGACAGCTTTTGCTTCTTCTTCTGTAAGACCAAGCTTAGTTAATTTAGCCAAAGCAGCATTTCGCGCTTCCTGCCTCATGTTCTCTTGAGCAAGCAGTTCTGCTTCAAGAAGTCTTTGCTCTTCGGCAAAGGTGGCAAGTTCATCTAGTTCCTCTTGAGTTGGCGGAACAAGGTATACCGGCGCAGCAGAGTCTTCAGGTGTAATGTCTTCCATTAGTTAGCCAATCCGTAAACTTGAACAGTACCTGTAAATGTGTTGTTGAAAAATTGAATACCGTCAAAAGATGTTGCGGCGTTGAATCCAAATTGTCCAAAAATATTTGTTTGAGCGTATGCATTGGTAAATGTCGCGGATGTTCCACGAGATTCAAAAGGCGCGTATAGGGTTATGCAGGTGTCTTGCAGAAAGTCTAGAACCGAAGAAGTTGCTCCTGTTGATGTGCCTCGGCTTGTAGAAGCTAGTGCAACGGCTTGTGTGTAGGCGCCTGTATGTGTATAGGAACTAGTTGTGTTTACAGTTCCACTTGTAGAAAAACGAACAAGGGTTGTGTTAGCTAGTGTGTTGTTTGCATTTCCAATTGGGGCTGAAAAATAAATAACGTAGTTCTTGTAGGTCGCGCTAAAAACACCATTGAGTCGCACGCTTGACGCACTCGTAAACGTGACAAGACCGTTAGTTCCAACACTCGCAGAACCCGAACCAACAGTCACACTCGACGGCACAATTGGTACTAGACCATTACCGCTAGCACCTTGAGGTCCTTGGGCACCCTGAGTACCCTGCGGTCCTTGTGCACCCTGCGGTCCCTGACTTCCTGTGGCTCCTTGCACACCTTGTACTCCTTGTGCTCCTTGCGTTCCTTGAGAACCCTTATCTCCAGTACGGTAGAACTCAATTGTTACTCTTTCATCAAGACTAAAAATTGTTCCATTACCTGTGATGAAAGTAACGTTAACGCTGTTATATGGTCCACTATTTGCATTATAGTCTGAAACCGAATTTACTTTATATATTGCATAATCACTATCAGCATTACTATTACTTTTTATATGGATGTAGCCTTTTATGGTTGAGGTAGAGTCATCCCACGTATTTATGAAGTCATATAGTTGCATTCCATATATGTCGTTACCATTAAAAAGAAGAGATGCAACTTGATTTATAGATGTTGGTGGTGTGGCATTTGTTGCAGTGATTCCATACACATAACCATTAGGTACATCATCTGCTGTTGCAGATTTCCAATAGAACTGTAACCCAGAAGACTCGCCTTGGTTTCCTTGAGGACCAGCAACTGTAGACGCAGCACCTTGTGGTCCTTGTGCACCCTGCGGTCCCTGACTTCCTTGCGTTCCATTAGTTCCGTTAGTTCCGGCAGCCCCCTGCGGACCTTGAGGTCCCTGAGTACCCTGAGTACCCTGCGGTCCTTGTGCACCCTGCGGTCCCTGACTTCCTGTGGCTCCTTGCGCACCTTGTACACCTTGTGGAATTGTGAAGTTAAAGGTTGCAGCCGAAGATGTGCCCGAGTTGGTTACCGAGGCAGATGTACCGGCAGCACCAGTGGTGGTAGTACCAACAGCTATTGTTGCAGCAGCTCCATTGGTTCCGTTAGTACCAGCCGACCCTTGTGGTCCCTGCGTACCTTGCGGTCCTGTTGCTCCTTGACTACCGGTAGCGCCTTGCGCTCCGGAGGAACCCTGAGGACCAGTTGAACCTTGTACACCTTGAGGACCCTGAGCACCTTGAGGACCAGTTGCGCCTTGGCTTCCTGTGGCTCCTTGTGCTCCCGGAGAACCTTGGGGTCCTTGCGGTCCTTGACTTCCAGTTGCTCCCTGAGCACCAGTTGAGCCTTGTGGTCCCTGAGGACCCGTAGGTCCTTGACTACCGGTAGCTCCCTGTGCGCCTTGCGGACCTTGGGTACCTTGAGCACCAGTCGAGCCTTGAGGACCTTGAGTACCTACCGCACCGTCGAGGTTGATTTCCCACGAGGAGTACGTGCCTGAACCCGTCTTTCTATCAATGTTTACGACTAGTTGACCAGTAGCAGGGTTGTAAGAGGTAACCGAAGCATGCATGTAATTTGATGCGTCATAAGCAATAATGAGGTGCTGTTGAATCGAGTAGTCAAGATTAAGGTCAGTCGTGTAAAACGTCAGTGACCCGTTATTGGTAATTGTGTGGGCGGTAGTGGACGTTGTGTGGTAACGGTCACCATCAAGTCCGGCAGTGCCCTGCGGACCTTGGGTGCCTTGAATTCCGGTTGAACCCTGTGGTCCTTGCGAACCTTGCGACCCAGTAGTTCCTTGTGGTCCTTGTGGTCCTTGAGCACCCTGAGTACCCTGCGGTCCTTGGCTTCCTTGAGGTCCCTGAGACCCACCCCCAGAACCGGCACCGGGTACCCATGAGTTTGTTGACTCTTGGTAAATTATTGTCTGCCCGTTGTACACACCTGTGGTGTCTACGTCAGTAAGGTCATTCAATGCCAGATTGAGGTTAGTAGCGTCTCCGCCAAATTCCCCTACAACAACAGGGAAGGAAGGGTCACCCCCCTCAAACTGCACCCATACACCTTGCCCATTTTGGAAAGGGTCTACATGAACACCGTGAGCGTCTTGAATAGACGCCCACTCAGTCATCGCGTCAAAGAGTACCTGCGGAACCATTAATTTGACACGCCCTTTACCAAGGGGGTCAGCGTTATCCTGAACCACACCTCGGTAGATTCCGAAGAATCGTCGGTTACCGTAGGAGTCGATAATCATTATGCGGACTTGTAAACAGCTACCGTGTATGTCTGTAGGGTACGACCATCCGCAGCAGTAACAACTACTGGGACATTCACTGTAGTTCCAACACTGTTATTGGTAATTGTTTGGGGGCTTGTTCCACCATTTACGGTAACGGTTGCTCCAGCAGCATTTGCTACGGCTGTAATTGCTGTAGACGTAGCTGACCCAATGTCCAACAAGTAGTTCAAAGTAGTTGAAACAAAGCTCGGGCTAAGAGTTCCAACTGTCTTTGTTAGTGATGACAGCGTGGCATCAGTACTCCTCTGGGTAGAAGTAATGTTGTCAGGGTTGAACACGAATATTTCACTAGCAGAACCAACCAACGTACCAAGAGCACCCGAAGGAGCAGAGTCACGACGAAGCTCTGTAACCCAGACATTGAGTAGACCGGGAACGTACCGAAGAATAAATTCAATTTCCTCAGGGTGAATAATCTGTGCAAAAGTATTCGAAGCATATCCGTAATACGTGTTTATGTAATCTTTTATAGAAGCTTTAATTTGAGCATCAGTTACTTCAGGTTGTTTGCTGTATTGCACTGTTAAATAAACGGGAGTATAAGTAGGAGGAGAAACAGTAAGAGTGGTACCAATGAGTAGTTTGGGCTTTAATGCGTCTTGCACGGATGTTTGAAGTGTGGTCCACGAACCAAGTACTGCTGTGTTACTTGTGTTTTTACCGGGGTACAAATCCGAAGAGTCTGTGCTTGTTGGAGCAAGATACACGGTTACGGAAGACCATACATCAGCCACAGCATTTGCCTTACCCGCACCACTGACTTGAAGAGTTAAACCTTCGTAGTCCGTAAGACTTACGGCACGGTTAAGTGCGCTAAAAGCTTGAGGGGCATTAACTCGGATTGCGTCAAGACCCTCGGGGTCAAGACCACCTGTTGCACGTTCAAGATTGCTTACTGTAATGCCGCTTGGAGCCGCAGCTACAAAAGCATTAATAGATTCAGCAGGAACATTGCCTACAATTCCTCCACCAAAAACATACTGTGCTTTAATGGTTGAGTAATTATTGGGGATAGCTCCGGAAACACCGTCACCAAATTGAACAAAAACGGAGTTATTGCTTCCACGAATTACCTTGAATACTGAGTCAGTAGGACCATAATCAGCAAGATGAATGACTTCGGTCCATTGACCATAGGTCTTGCTTGCACCTGTTCCAGTGACAACAAAGATTTTAATTGTTCCATCAACAACTTGAGATTCTTTAAGTTGAAAAATTTGACTTGCAGTTCCGTCTGATGTACCTATTTTTTCACCGGAGATATCCGGAGATGAAGCTACGTTTGCCGTTCTAGTAGAAACATCTTCTCCGTGAGTCGCTGTTACCAAGATGGTTTTAGCAGCAGAAACAGCAGTACCGGTAGAAGTACTTCCAGTCAAAGAACTAGAAATGCTAAAAGTATTAGTAGTTACACCTGTAATAACTGCATTAGTTACATTGTAGTTAGTTGAGCCAGTAACCGTCACATAGTTACCGGAAGTAAACCCATGACCATTTGAAGTATAAGTAACCGTTCCACTAGAGCTAGATATTGAAGAAATAGATTTTGTAGATGAGGAAAAGTCGGCAACAGAACTAGTGGTAAATATTACTTGCTCAACAACATCGTTCTTTGTAATGGTTGCACGAAGTTTAGTTCCTGCTGGAACAGAAGCAGAACCAATACCAGCAGAGGCAAAAGTTACTGAGCAAGATGCTTGCTTGTACCCGGAAGGGATGTACCCGTATGTATAAGCAAGGTTTAAAACGCTATCGCGTTGAGACGCGGTGAACAGGGTATTTTCATTTGCCACGCGGTCAACATAATAGCTAGTAACATCTCCCATATAAGCAAACGCCTCAATAAGAGCAAGACCAAAATCAGCGGGGTCATTACCGTACCATGCATTTCCGGTACCCGTATTCACGCGGTCTTTGACGCGTTGAATGAGTTGGTCTCGCAACGAGTAGAAGTCCCTGTTGGTGTAATCCACCATAACGGGAATTTGAAGAATAGGGGCGGCAGGAATATCTGTCATCGTGGCTCCTCATATAGTGGCAAGTTACCGGCGACAACTGCCAATCCAACGTTTGTAGTAATTTTGTCCATGTTGGGCGTTGTGTACTCTACGTCTACCACAACGACGTTATTTACCTCATCATGCTCCACAGTTACTTGGTCCAGAACCAATGTGGGGAAAAAAGCTGTAAACATATTCTCGACTTCAGTTAAAATGACTTCTTCCATGTTTGTAACGGTGTCCCACTCATACGACGCTATTTGTGTTCCAAACCGCGAAAACATTACGCGCTCATCAAATCGAGTGTTTAAAGCACCCCTGACGCGGTCAGCCCAAACTTGAGCCTGACTTTGCGCAACCTTGATTCCGCCTTGAGCAGTAATCCTAAACGGAAGAGAAATCGCACTTTCATAAGTTTTTAGTTGATTGTCGTACATTAGACCCCCCGAGTAACCCATAGGGCAGGGCTTCTTTTAAACCCTTGTTGTGAAGGAATAATGGATGGTGAAAGTTGAGAAAGGCTCGTGTTAGAACGTGTGTTCAAAGTGTTTACTCCGCTGCTTTGCTCAATAAGACTATTTATATTTACAGTACTCATTGTAGGCGATTGTCGCCCTCTAAATGCTCCGACCTTGTTTACACCTGTTCCATCCGTAACGATGGTCATTGTTGCAATATAGTCGTCGTATTTTTTAAACGTGTGAACAATGTCTTTGATGAGCCAATACCCATCGGTTAATTCGCTAGTCCCCATTACGTAAACAGGGGCGTGGGGTTCCATTCTTGGGTCCCCTTGCGCGTGAACTTTAGCGGGCATACTTAACCGCGCAAGATGGGACGCTCCCTCGGATACAAGGTCCGCATCCGACATCACGGTGTTTACTTGGTCGGAACGGTATTCAGAGAACAATACGTCACTCAAATTAGTGCGTAGGTTATCCCCAACATTGGTGGGGGTGTTACTGCTAGAAAACGCCTCCGAGGTATTGATGTCCACACCACCAGCGACTTTTTCAGTCCGCATGTTGTCACCAGATTCAATGTAATCCCCACGAAGAACCACGAACTTGTCAAGTGTCTTTTCAATAAAGTTGTTCTTGTAAAGAGAAGGAGTGTCTCCAGCATAAAGTACGGGTACATTTGTAATCTTTGAATCAACATGCTTGTCAAGCTGACGGAAATAAAGATTTGAACCGTCTACTCGAAGAACAAAACCAATGCGCTTTGCTTGTTCTGCCAACCATTCCCAATACGAGTGACCAGCCATTGTAAGTTGCGGAAAACGTCGAGGGTGACTATCCCCAATAAAGCTTAAGTTTAATTCCCTAGCAATAGTTGCAGCAGCTTCGGGAATCGTTGAGTTGGTAAAGACCCGGTTAGCCCGTTCTTTCAAGGGAAAAGAGGAGCCGACACAGTGGACTTCCATTGTCTGTTCTTTTTGTTGAGACGCATTGGTTCGGGATACAAAAGAAACGTACCCATACCAATCTTTAGTAATACCAATTTGAGTCCAAGAAAAACGAACAGGTAACCCCGTGGGGATATCTTCAAACCAGTTAAGACCAGTGGTCATAAATGAAATGATTAGTACATCATGGTGGTACTGAGATTGGTGCAAGTCAACCCGACGTGGCTCTCTTGTTAAAGAAGGCATAGTGGGAAAGGTGATGCGAAAAGTTGTACCCCTGCGATTTTTCATTACAGGGTTATTTGAATTGCTTTCATTGTAGGTTTTACTAACGGACATGAGGAATCCTAATGACCGTACCCACAGGGATTTGAAATGGATTTCCAATCTCTGGATTGTAGTCCATAATTTTCCACCACACTGCTGGGGTTTTAAAAAACCGGTTAGCAACAAGGTCTATTCGGTCAGATTCTCTCCATGTGTACATGAAGTACTCTGCGCGTCCGCTAGGGAATTCCCGAGATACAAAAACATCCGTATCAAATTTACGGTTGTTCCACGCAGAGTACAGCTTTCCGTTGGAATAACGGCTATCTGTGTAAATCATTACGCCACCAATCCAGTAAAGTCGGGGATACGCTTGAACGATATTTTTACCGTACTAAAGATTGGAACCATACGAACATCAAACATTGTGTGGTTAACACTAAAGCCATCGATAGTTCCAACGTACTTTAGAGACTTACCCAGACTTAGTTTTACAGGACGACCTGTAAGCCATCCCAAGTCAGCGGTAGTTCCTCTAAGAGACGTATCAGATTTAAAACCAATGACAGTAGAAAGCAAGAACTCTACATCGTACATAGTTCCTTTGTTATATATTTCCTTTTCCTCAGTAATATCTTTGGGCATACGAGGAGAGTAAATGTTTTTTGTTTTGTATTGAGATTTGATGGTGCCATCTGCGTTGTAGTATTTGAAATCGGCAACACGGTTTAGTACGAGGTCGAAGTCAACAACACTTTGGCTGCCAGCACTTCCCAATAGATTAAACGGGTCATTACCTGAAGCACTCAACCCGATGTCAATAGCTGGTGTTCCCGAATAAGTCATGCTGATACTTGTTGGGTTGTAATGGAATTGAAAAGCGTACTGTTCCCACTGAGAAGGCTTGAGATTACTTCCCTCGGCAGGAGTGATGGCGTCCATCGTTGTGCTTGGATTGGGTGGGATGAATAAACTAATCATCCCCTTAGTCTTACCGGCAGCACTCCAAAGTTCTGATGAAGAAGTGACTTTTACAGGTCTATCCTGAATAGACCCAGAAGCATCCTTTGACAACAAGTTGTGAAACGATGCTTTGGGGCTAAAGTACGCATCAGTAACACACCCTACATTGTACTGAAATCCTTTGCCAGAATAATCAAGTTGAGGCGGGGGAGATGGTGGGTTGTCGTAGACCCCCGCAGCGTGTAATTCAGCTTTGCGCTCTTCTGCGTCTGGGCTACCATGTTGAGCAATATATCGTGGTGCTACAACTATATTTTTAGCAGCTTGTTTTTTTTGTGCAGCAATAATTGCTTTTGTTCTCTTATCTGGAAGAAATAACGGGTTACCCGGTTTTGGTAAAATATTTTTGTAAAGAGAACTTACGTTGTATTTAGATTCCGCCATTATTTCATCCCCATGTTCTTAATCATCGTGTCTTTTTCAAGCATGTCTTTCACAATGGTTGCAAAACGACGAGCTTCGGTTTCGGAAGCCTGTGCAATGCTGAGGTTGATAGTGACATTGTTCCCTCCACCTTTACCAAGACCACCCTGCTTTAGCGCTGTACGCCAAACCTCGGCTTGCTCTGCGGTAAGAATAGCTTCACCTGAGTGAACGTTAACGGGACCGTCGTTTGCCACATACGGGTCACCAGTTTTAGCTCGACGAGCACCGGGCAAGTAAATCCCCATAGAGCTACTGGTCAAGTTATTTTTCCCACTTGCACCCGTTCCTAGAGCCATGTTCCCCTTGGTCTGGGAGTTTGACCCCATAGCCATAGCTTTGAACCCACTGTTGGCACCCCCACCGCCAACTTCTGCACCACGGTAACTAGACACCGTCATAATTCCAGCCTTGGCTCGTGAGTCGCTGATTCCCGCCATATCCGAAGCCGGGGAAGAGCTTCCAGACGCACTAGCACTGCTCTGCGAGCCGTAGGTTGCGCTAGCAGTTCCATTAAGGACCTTCATTGGGTCGATAAACCTTCCAGAGGCGTCTTTAACACCAAAGTGAAGGTGAGCACCCGTCGAAGTACCAGTGCTACCTACATACCCAATTACTTGACCTTGAACAACTTTTTTACCCATAGAAGTAGCAATACGCGACTGGTGACCATATAGCGTTACGTACCCGTTGGCATGTTTAATCTGAACACAGTTTCCGTAACCACCGTTGTTGCCCGACTGAATAACCTCACCATCAGCCGAAGCCATAATGGGCGTACCCATTCCTACGCTGATGTCGATACCTTGGTGATAAGAAGACGCTCCGGGCTTAGGGGGAACACGGGGACCAAACCCATCACTAACAAGTGAGGCATTACCTGCGGGCCAAGTAAACTTAACTGTATTTTGTTGACCAGTTCCTGTAGGACCTTGGGCGTTAATAGTGCTATTGGTACCTCCGTAACCGGCACCAGCCATAGTGTTGTTATACGTTGAAAACCAACTAGAAATACCCCCAGCAAGACCACCCGCGACTGCCCCAATTCCAGCGCCAATTAAAGTACCCGTACCAAAAGTAAACGCGTCAAATAACGTTCCAATTCCTGCGCCTATGCTAAGTCCACTCAGGGCACCGGAACCGGCTCCTGAAAGAGCGTTTGACCAAGCAGCAGCAGACGCCATTTGGTCAGCGTCCTGACGGCTGATTCCGCGCATAGATTGCCCAGTAACAGTTGCTTGGTCAGCGTTATTGGCAACCATCATCCCGGTACCAATCGCGCTTGCCGCACCTCCGACAATTCCTGCGGCACCGCCAACTTTTCCAGCGACACTCATGAACTTGCCAAATTTTCCAGCAGGTTTACCGCCGCCTCCACCGCCTCCACCGCCTCCACCGCCTACGCCACCTACGCCCATGCCACCAAACAGGCTCCCCAGTCCACCAGCCAAAGCGGTCAAAGCGGTGGTAACCATGCTTTCAGCAGCTTGGAAAGCCGCAGCTCCAGCGGTGCTTCCTTGAATTGCTGCACTAAATGCTTTGGTGTATCCCGGAAGAGTGGATGCTGCTGCCCCCGCTGCATCACTCAAAGCTTTAATTATAGGCAAAGCATCTTTAGTTGCTTTAATGTAGTTTTGCTGAGCGTCATTCATTGCCTTGGTGTCGTAAGTAAGGCTTTGATATCCGGTAGACGCTGGGTTAAGACCGTTCTTTTTTGCAAACGCGTCCATTTGTTTCTGGTTAGTCAAGTCAAGGTTTACACCCTGAGCACGAGCGACCATGTACATATGCATCATGTTTTGCTGGTCTTCGCTAAGCCCAAGACCAGACAATGAAGCTCCGAGCTTACCTCGACGAAACGATTCATTAACTTGGTCTACTGTAGCCATAGATTGCCCAGCAGTTAATCGGTTTGCAATCTCACCAAATATTTGGCTCTGACTTTTTGCCTGACCGCTTCGAGGGTCTGAGGTGTAGATGCCAAGGTTACGAAGAAGGTCACTAGACGTTTTACCGCTAGTCAAGCCTTCAAGAGCTACGGCAGAACGCTCGTTGCTCATGTTCAGGTACTTAGCCGCGTTACTTACGGCAGAGACAGTCCCAAGATAGTTACTCTTGGATTGGGTCATGCCTCGGCTTTGAAGGTACTCCGCCACCCGAGCATCGCTACCCAGTGACGTAATCCCGCCTCGCATGGCACTAAAGGTGGCGGCTTGCATCCGACTGCTGCCGCCAGCCATTCCGCCGTAAATACCCGCGTTGTAGTAGTGCGTAGCTCGGTCAATTGTCTGCTGTACATCGGGCATTCCCTTGTACATGGCGTCAATTCCGGTAGGAATGGCGCTTGCAAGAACTCCAAATGTTCCAAGACCCAGTCGTTTGCCAATACTGGGCATGTTCATGCCCGGACCTGAACCGTCCCCTCTAGGCGCAATAGTGAAGTCAGCAAGACCATTGCGACCAGAATCCACGGCTCCTGAACCAGTAAAAGTGCCACCACTAGCACCCTTGGCAGATTTTGCAAATCCATCAAGAGCACCGGTAGCAGATTTAACCCCAGATTCAAAAGCCTTTAATTCTTGTAGGGTCTCATCGAGTTCATTGCCGTCACTCATTAGGCACCTACCTGTCCATAGCTATTGGCAACTTCTAGCCAGTTCTTTCGCTCTCGGTATGAGAGGTCGCGTATTTCAGACAGAGTCCACCCAGTGAATGCCCTAGTCAAGGCAATCCATTCGGTCAAGAGGACTCCGTAGTTAGAAAGATTAGAATTGAAACAAAGCGCCGAGATTAATCGGCACCACCACCTCAGACTCACAGTCGGGGCAAGTAACTGTGATGTCTTCGAACTTGGGACCGGGTGCGCGTTCTGCAATAGCTTCACTAATCGCTCTGCGGTCCTTGATGCCGATGTTCTGAGTCTGAACTTTGTTGTACACAGGGTTTCCGTCAATAGCGGTAACTGTGTTCTCAAGAAGAATCGAGGTTAGCTCTGGAATTGTCTTTTCCATAGCATTGTTCAATTCTCGCTGAACAACTCCTGTAGGAAGAATCACGGTGTACTCGTGATTGGCTCCTTCTACGGTGAATGCTCGTTCCTCAATTGGGTCAATCAAAGGTTTAACTTTGATGTCTGTGTTCAAATCCACAAGTACATCCTTGAGGTCTTCACAGCCACCGCAGTATGCCTTCATCTCGGAAGGGTTTCCGAACGTAGCCCGATAAATGCCCAACAACAATGCATCACGGTCTCCCGCAAACATCTCGTCAAGCATCTTTTCTGTAACAGGAACTCCTCCTACAGATACGACTCCACGACTAAGGATGATGTTGAACATCCGCCCCAGAGTCGTTGCCCGAGAAATTGCTTCCTCATCTTTGCCTGTAAGTTCACGTACTTCGGCGGTTTTGGCGACCTCCCCGTCAGGCGTGATATACCCAGCGGGGAGGTCAACCAAAGTATCCGAAGGAAGGATTACAGGTACTTCAGTTGATGTTTCGATTTCTTCTACGTCTGCCAGAGCTTTGGTAATAAGCTCGTTTGCCAAACCGGGGTTGGCACTGGCGTTAATCGTGTTGGATTCCATAGTTATACTCCTGTGTTAGTTATTTACCGAATGACCTGCGGGCGAAGAGTCTTCTTTGCCTTGGCAGTGGCAGCCTTGGTACCGGCTGTGGTAGAAGCGGCATCGAAGTTCGGTGCGCTTTCAGTCAGCGACGGTGCCCAGTTGACATCGAAGCCTTCGTGAACAATGTTCATCTGCTCAACGAACAGAGCATTGTCACCTGCGTTCAAGTCAGAGTACGCCACGGAGGTAACCCACGCATTGTAAATGTTGAACCGCATTGCAACGTGGTCGGCACTCGTTGTTTGTGTTGGGTCAGCAGGGTTAGCACCAGCAATAGGGTGGCTAAGAACCTGAATCTCAATGTCACAACGGAAGTCCGACAGAGTACCACTGCTTCCTGAAGACTGAACCGTGCGGAACAGGCGACGCATCCAATCCCAGTTCTGCGTGGTGCCAAGAGTGACTCCGCGCTGGAACTGAACCGGAGAGAACGTGGTCTGACCCGGAATCTGGTGAACAGTGGTGTTGTAGCCACCCTCACGGTACGGGATGCTGTCGGTGGTGACACCGAGACCCGTAACAGAGGTGAACCCAAGCGCGTTGCCCCCCATGCGGAAGTCAAGCACCGTAGGGTCAAACGGCTTGAACAAGACTAGGAACCGAAAGTTCCTAATCGGGTCGGTCGTAAGATTAGACCGGTTGTTGATAATGGTTGGCATTATCTGTTATCTCCTTCGGTTAGTTTGCAGTCTTTTGGCTGAGCGTGATGACTACGAATTCAGCCGGGTACTCAAGCGAGACACCGACCTCAATGTGTACCTCGCCATTGGCGATGGTTTCGAACGGGTTGTTCTCAGAGTCACACTTGACGTAGTAAGCCTCGTCCGGCGTCGTACCTGCAAGACCGCCGTTGTTGCTGTACGTGTTCAAGAACACCGAGATTGCCGTACGAATCTGCGACCAGAGACGCTCGTCGTTGTTTTCAAACAACGCAAAACGCGTAATCTCTTTAAGGCTTTGCTTCAAGTAGATGAGCGAACGACGCATCGAAACGTATCGGTTAGCCGTACCATCCTGCTTCAGGGTGCGAGCACCCATGACCACAACTCCCGCACCCGGAATATCGCGGATTGCGTTAATTGGAGAGGAAGCAGAGTTTAGCAAGTCAAGGTCGTTATCGCTGAGACGACGTTCCGTCGTAACAACTCCGCCAAGCTCGGCACGAAGACCAGCAGGAGACTTGAACGGACCAAAGTCTCGGTCAGTTGACAAGTAAAGACCAGCAACAGCACCAGCAGGACCGCATTTACGAATCGAACCAGCATTACGCCCCAACGGGTCAGCAATGTAGATGTTCGGGTAGTAAACAGCGGCGTAGCTGGAGTTCTGCAATCCTTCTGCATAAGCCAACGCGGTTCCTGAAGTAGAGCTAGTACCGACAGCTAAGTCCGGTGCAGTCTCCAAAACGGCAAATCCATTGTGAGCCTCTGCCCAAGCGGTAAGACCGTCGTGGACCGTGTTATACCCCGAGGCAATGCTTCGGAACAATTCCGGAGCAAAAATAACAAGGGGGGTCTCAATGGTATTGAGGTTTGCAAGCGACGAAACATAGTCAGCAGCAACCGGAGTCGTACCGTTAGCTCCTGTGGAAAGAACAAGAACCGTGGGGGTACTACTCGTGGGGTCTTGCGCCGTGGGGTGCAAAAGGTGCGTCGTGTCAGTAATGGCTACTGAAACATATTGTGACTGAAGGTTTACCGCAGTAACAATGTAGTCTCCAGAGTTCACATCATTGAACACAACGTTATTAAACTGCTCAACAAGGACGTCATCCGTAATATTTGAACTGGTAGTAGAACCAGAGATAGTTTCCTTGTAAACAAGCATGTTGTAATAGTTGTCACCTTGGTTTGACGACGTGAATACAACGCGGAGGTCATTGCCAGCAGTTCCGGGGTCAAGAGCAGTGATAGTTCCAAGGTTTACCGGAGTTTGCTGTGTGCTGGTGCTTGCCGGAATAGAAACCGTTGCTTTTACAGCGTTACTGTTTAGTACCCGCTGAACATAAAGTTGCGAGCCACCGCTCTTAAAGAACAGTCCAACGCCAAACGTAGCGGGGTAAGCGGCATTGTACCCACCAAATACTTGGGTAAATTGATACCACGAGTTCACGAGAACCGGGGTAACTGGACCCTGCGCGAATTGTCCGACAGCGCAACCGATAGCCTCGGTTCCACCAGCCGCAGTAATGGGCGCAGGAAGAAGGCGTTCTGATACATAAACGCCGGGACGACCGTAAGCCATCATTTCTCCTTAGGTTAGATTTTTATTCTGGGGGGAACAAATTATTGCGTAATAGTAAAGTTTGGAACTGGAGTAAAGTAGGGGTCGCTTGGACGCCCTCCCTGTTCCACAACCAAAGGTGGGGTATTGATTTTGACCGATAGAACTTCGTAAAGTTCTGTTAGTTTTCCTTGCACGACCTCCGAGGAGACCCGTACTGTTATTGCATTTACGTACAAGCGTTTTGCTTGTTCGGTGACGTCACGCTTTGTGACATCCATGACATCCAATCGGCGGATAGTTCCATCATCCGTTTCAAGGTAGCCAAATCTGAGGGGGAACTTAGTCGTGAGCAACTGAGCAACAATTGCTCGGTCATGACGGGGGTGACGAGCATAGCTAGTAATTTGATAATCAATGCTTACCGGGATAGGAAGATTGGTAATAAACCCAACTACAGATGGGGAAGACGGTGTGTGAGGAATGTACGAAGCAGACGTCAGTCCTCGGTGTTCCCGAGATGTATCCCGCTGAACATCAATCATGTCAATCGTGATGTATGGATAAGACTGGTTACGGATTTCTTGGTCCGGTTGTCCGTACCATACGCCCACAGTTCGTGTGGCAACTTCCCCGTTGGACTTTTGGTCTTCAACCGTCATGCCTTGAAGTTTTTCACGCAACGCTTTGTCCTCAGAAAGAAGGAATGTCATTTCTTTCCTCCCCGAAGTGCGCGACTAACAACTCGTCTGGATGCCTCGCGGTCATTGTTCAACTTGCGAATGACAGCAGTAGGTCGGTTATCCCCGTGCCCAAACTCATGCTTGAAAGCTTGCTCGGCGTAATCGGGGTGAACGTGTACGCCCATCTTCTGGTCTTTGTACTCGACGCGAATGTTGTTGACAACATCTTTGTCCCAGCCACTTGACAAAGCGCGGTTGCGCAACTCAGACGTCAGTTCCTGAGCAGTCTGGTGCTTAAGATTGTGGATAAACTTTGCGATACTCATTGGGTCACCTCAAGCGGAATGGGCGCATGCGACGTAGGCATGGCAAGTACTGATACAGCATTCATTCCGCAAAATCCCCTAAAGAGGCGCAAAACCGGCGAACCGGGTAGGCTCCGCACGGATACCTACACTTCTAGGATA